ATACATATTTTTTATTACACTTGTTATAACAAGTGTCTTTATTGAATAGCTTTTTAATAATTGGATACATGTTGCAATCAAATGAGTTTACTACGTTAATTAGAAAAGCAAATGTAATAATTATTTTGATAATGGTATTCATTTTATGTGTTCTATGATATTATTATTTATTTGATGTATCAATTTTTTATAAAAGACATTAAAAAGCTATTTATAAATTACGTGTGCCAGCAAAATCAGATTTTTTCTTATGAAGTAAATGTTCATTCTAAAAATATTTGTAATAAAATTTATAAAATCAAAAAATATTTAATAGAACATAAAGAAAATAGTAAAGGTGTTTGATGAATTAACGTGTTCTAGATGTATGATTAGTTTTGCTTTCAGACAAGCAAAAGCCAATCATATAAAAAGAAATACTAATATGGATATTAAGATATATGAACAAATAGAGAATATTAGAGATTTAATAAACAATAGTAAAATGAAAATAAAAGAAGAATTAAATAATGAATATAAGGAAGATAACAAGATTAACATAAGAATAATATTTCAAGATATTTAAATTATAATAAATATGTTCTATTTATAATAAAAATTGATTCGACACTACTTAATAATATAAGTATCATGACTGATATTATTAGCAAAGCAATTGCCGGAAACCAGAAAAGAATCGAGTCTTGCAAAAAAGTAGGAGCTAAAAAAAAGATAGTAGGTCATAAGCGCGAAAAGGACTTTCTTGCCAAATATAATGAGAAAGAGTTGAATAAATCCACAGAATATGGCGCAACATCAGATACGAGCATTTGTCCATCGCATAGTATTTGCGAGAAATTAAAAGAAACTATAAAAAACACCAATTTGAATGTTAGCAATAAGAGTGGTAAAAATATTCAGTTAGTCCTCGGTAATATTCCCGAACTTAAGGATATTGATATTGCTATACTAGAAGATAAGGAATATGTTCGCAAAATATTTGAGAAATATCTAAAAAAAAGCGAAAGTGAAAAACCCGCGGGATTACTAGTATACAAAGATACTTCTAGAAAAAAATGGATATTCTTCAATACTGATGACATAATCGATTACATAGTAGATAAATGTATATGGCGTAAACTTGAATCCGGACGTATAAAAGGAGATTTCACTAACGACTCAAAAAAAGGCAAGGGCAACTATATTACATATGAGTATCGCAAAAAACACAAGAGCTATTTTCTGGGATTTAATGGGAATAAAGGGAAACCATTTATCGAATTATTAAAATCGCCCAATCATGGGATCAACTATTACGAAGACGACTATTAGAATTATTTAGGATTACATATTATAAATATTTCGTGTGATTCTTTAATATTATTTGTTTCATCTAACTTTCTATTTTTTCCTATTCTGGTTTCGCCTTGTCCATAAGTATATTGCCACTCAGGAAATTCAAATTTATAATCTTTGTACCAATCTCGAATAGTGTCGCAATTATTATATGTAATTAGAAATCCGCCTTTGTGATTCTTAAGCAACTCGCACATCTTTTTGTGGTTGAAATTATTATGATGAATAGCGAAATTACAATTAGGATATAATCCTTTAAACATTTTACTATCTCCTTCTAAATAATAAGGGGGATCTAGGAATAGAAAATCTTCATTATGGCGCAAGATAACATTTTCAAAATCATCACAATCAACTGATAAATTGTTAAATTGCATATTTTCGAGATTTTTAATTCTACGTTTAAATTTATCTAGTTTGATTTCATTGGAACTTGGCCAACCTAGAAACATTGGTCCATATGATAAAGTCATATTATAATAATAATAAACTGCCTGCTTAATAATATCATTATCTAACAATACCTTATCATTATCAGATAATTCAACAATTTTTTTTGTATTATATATAAGATCTGATGGCTTAATTTTATCCCAGTAATTGAGAAGTATGTGCCTATTATATGTAAATTCTTCACTAGTAATATTAAATTTTTTTAGTTCTTCAATAAACTCTTCCTTATGATTAATGAGAACATTCCAGAAATTAGTAAGCATTCCAAATATATCGTAACCAATTACTTGAATACCCAATTTTTGCGATACACATAGTTCAAACGATCCACCTCCAAAAAATGGAGAAACTATTTTTTTTTCACGTAACTTAGGAAGACTATTAAGTATTAGTCCAACTGCCTTTGATTTTCCACCCGCATATCTAAGAGGGGATATAAGAACGCGTTTAAAAGTACCATCGCTTTTACGTATAGTATCAAGATATTTTTTTAGATATTCCACATCGTGCTCATAACAAGAATCATTCGCAGCTTGCATAATAATACTAATAATATTATTATTAATATTAAATAGTAATACTTTATATCAATTTTTAAATATAAAATGAGTACATAATTTATAAAATCCTTCTAAATTTTAAAAGTTTATAAAAATCAATAAAAAAATAAAATTATGTACTCGTTTTTATAATTAAGATTTAATAACAATTTTAGGATCAATTTTAAGTGTTCTTAATATCTTTTTAAGAAAACCCATATTAAAGTTTGCTACTTGGCAATTTTCATATTCTTTAATTACATTATCTTTTATTGATAAACGTTGTGCTAATTCTTTTTGAGAAAGACCCATTGCTGTACGACCATCTATGATAGCCTGAGCATATTCTCTTGTCATTTTATTTAGTTTAGGAATATCATCTTCCATTAATCTAATCATTTCTTTATTGCCAGGAGGCTTTTGAATACTTTCCTTTTTCTTTAATTCTTGTGGCTTTTTAGTAAATACAACTGGTTCCCAGTCTTGAAAATTAATAGGATTATTATTCATTATATTATTATAATAATATAATATAAAAACTTATATCAATTTTTATGTTATATAAACAAATACAAGTCTTGTTTTAATTAAAAATTGATTAAAAATTATCTATATCTCATTATAAAACAATAATGTATTCTTATAACGTTTTTCCACTTGGTGTTTTGAGCATCAATCAAATTGAAAAAGGTCAACAAGCTCTCAATAATATCGCAAATATTGTTGATAACAAAAATAATGAAGCTGAACTGCTTTCACTTTCTAATGAGTTCTTTACTATGATTCCACATATTTCAGAAAAATTAGAAGTTATTAAAACTCATAAAACTATTAAAGAGAAAAATGAGCTCCTCGAATATATGCGTAAAGTGTCTAATGAATTCTAATTAAGAATTAAGATACTTAGATATAAGAGCCAAAGCGCTAACTTCGGCATTTTTTGGCAATTTTTTCATTTTAATTAATTTTTTATTTTTGATACTCAAACTATCATAATTGATATTAATAGTGATATTTGCAATACTCTTTTCCATATTGATAATAAAATAAATAAATATATAAAATCAATTTTTATTCATATTTGATTAATTTATCTAAGAAATTTTGAGAAGCTTCTTCAGTTAATTTATAATTTTTAAGTATATATAAAATTGTACGACACTCTACTTGTGTTATCTTACGACCATCAAAAATTTTCATTAATAATTTATTGGAATCATCAATTGATATGCGACCATCTCCTTGACCTTTTACTAACTCATCAGCTGTTTCTAATAAACTAGCATCAAAGTTTAAACCATCCATAACCTTATAGTAACTAACCTTATTATCCATCTTTATAATAATCAAAGAAAACTTTTGAATAGAAAAGGTGTTTCTTTAATTACAGGAATATTATTTACAAACTCACTAAGAGCATAATAAGTAATTGCAAGCATTGCAAGGCGCCCATTATTAAGTTCTTTGAGTTCTAGATCGCGTTTAGTTTTAGGATCCTTATTAACATATAGTTTAAGAGGGTCAAACCCGAGATCACCTGGAATAGTATCATTAGTATATTCTTTATTTAGTGCAACTGATTCAATAGTAGCAGTGAATACAATAATAGCCATAAAGAATACAGGATTAATTTTATTAAGACCTCCATTTAAAACAGAAGGAGCTTTACCATTTAAAGAAAGCAAATCCATTTTATTAGCAAGCTTAGATAGATATGGATGATAAATCTCCGACAAAGGCCATCCAACACTTGCGAGCATTGCAAGACGACCATGTTTAATTTCAGCTTCACGATATTTTTTTAGCGTTCTAATATCAGTAGCGCAATTAAGTGGATCAAATCCCTTATTTCCCACTAGAATTGATGCCTCGCCATCAGCCAAAATAGAATCCTTTTTGAGAAGACCCCAGTTAATTGCATTTCTAACAAAGAGATTTCCTCCATTTTCTTTACCAAACTTATTAATATTAACTAGTCTTTCAAACTCGGGGTAATCAATCATTTTATCATTGTTAATATCAGCAACTTCCATATAATTATTTTTTCCATAATAATTATTCAACTCTGTTACATCAATAGTACCTGATTTATCAACATCAATATCATTAAATGTATTAGTATCCAAATCATTTAGTTGCATTTTACAAACATTATTTACAACATTTGCACCTCTCATTCTCATAACAGGGAGATTACTAATATGAGTAAAGCAAATAGCTTGACCAACCAATACACTAAACAAAGCAAGACGAAACATTAATTATACATATATATATTTATTTTCTTAAATACTTTATTATGATATATGATGGTAATAATATATAAAAGAACATTTATATTATTATAAATAATGAGAAACCTATATTTATTACTATTTATAAGCTATGTACAATCATTTATTAATACTTACAGATATCAAGGATATATTAATTTAAGAAGTAATATAAAAAAAGCAAATAATATTAATTTTGTTATATGGAAAGGGTATGCTATACCAAGTAAAAATTATATTAAGTTTGGTGAAAATATAATAAATAATGGATTAAAAAAGAATATTAATATTAATGTAACTATATGTGATAATTATAATTTACCAAATCTTAGTAATACAATACTATTTGGTCATTCATCAGGTGGATATCATAGTTTAAATAATAATGATAATATTAAAGCAAGAATTACATATGGAGCATCACCAAAATCTATATATGATAATACAATTTTTAATATTAAAAATAAATTAGATACACATATATTAAATATAATTGGAGAATATGATGGTTTTATATCATATAAAAATTTATTAGATCAAAAAAATTATAATATAGAAAACAATATCATAAATAATAAGTTAATATGTACAAAATCTAATCATTTTTGTATTACAGAAAATAAAAAAACACTTATATCTACTTTATTATGTAAATATGACCAAATGCTGGATACAGATTTCTATAATATGATGAATGATGTATCAAATACAATAATATCATATATTTTATATTTGGATTATAATACTACTATTTATAATTATGGATATACACAAAATATTTTTAAGAAAAATGTAGTTTTTGAAATAATTAATTATAGACAATTCCTTAGAGTAAAACCAGATATATGTAAAACTTATATTTATATAGACTATAAAAATAATAATACATACATTAAAACATCTGGACTACTTGGTGATATGTTATTAGATATACTAGAATATAAATATGAAAAAAAAATAGTAGAAGTAAATAACACTTTAATATGGTTATTAAGTAATAATAATGAAATATTATATTTTAGTTATAAAAAAAAAGATTATAAATATTTTAGATTACCATATATTATTAAATAATAAATCCACATATAGCATTTTTTTCATTTTTTGATATATAAAATATAATTTATTTATCTTACAAAAATAATTATTGCTCTCGGGGAGACTCGAACTCCCAATCTTTGGCTCATAAGACCAACGCTTTGACCGATTAAGCTACAAGAGCTTGTAATAGGAGCCCGCTCCCATTACGAATATATATATGTTTAAATCCTTATATATTTTTATAATTTACATCCACTTTTAATAGGATTAATTCTTTGGGTTTTCATTAGATCATTATCATTAACTGGTTCAAGAAGATCACTATCTAATCTATTAGTATATGCATTAGATTTTTGAGGCATTTTAGTAATTCCACACTCGTCAATAGTTGGCGACGATTGATATATCATACCTACATTGCCGTTTTCACGAGCAGAAGCAGAGTTTTCAAATGGTTTACGTGTCGTCATTTCTACATCAGCAGAGTCGCGATTAATATTCATATTTCCTGGATTTGGTGTATGTCCTGCTGCAATCATTATTCTTTCACGAGTATCATCAATTTCAGCATTTTCTTCGGCAGTTCTATCGCGTTGTCTATATTCATTAGTAGCACCTGCAATACCATATTCATTGGTATCAGACAAGAATTGTTTATGTGTATTTTTGAGATCAATTTCTTTGCTGATATATCCTCCAAATAATCCTTCAAGCATGCCACCCAAGAAACCATAAGGTGATTTAGCAATTAATGTAGTTTCTTTAACTGTTGTTTTAGCTACAATTTCTGGGTCATATACTGATACACTGTAAGTTACACCTCCAATATTTCTAACAGTATCAACCGCCTTAACAGTTTCACGAATAGTAGTTTTAGCTTCATCGTCAGCCGTTGTATATCCACCATCACCTGCTTTTATATTTGTATGTACACTATCATGAATTAAAGTTTCCTTTACAGTTGTTTTTGCTTGATCTGTTAAAGTAGAGTATGTTTCTTTATTTCCCGATAAATTAATCATTTCACTATCATGAATTGTGGTTTCTTTAACAGTTGTTTTCATAATATGATTATCCGGGTCATAAGTTGTTGCCTTTTCTGGTATTTGTATGCTAGGATTACCTACTCCACGTTCAGATTCTACGGTATACTCCTTCATAGTATATTTCAATGCATCTACGACAGGTGAAACAATAGCCTTTACAATACTTGTGACATTAGATACAACTGGTTTATTTTCAGTTGTAGCTCTTTCATTATTATAAACAATAACTTTACTTTTACCATAATCATCGCTAATACCAGCATTTGCATCACTTATAGATACACCACCTTTATAATCTATATGTGATTCTTGACGCGTTGTTGGTCTTATATTTTGAGCAGGACGCAAAGAATTTTTGCTATTAGCACCTGTTGTTTTAATCCACATATCTTCACTTTGCTCATATACAGTATCAGGGCGATTTTTATCAAGAGGCATTTGAACACCGCGTTGGTCAGTACCCTTGATATGACCTTTTACAGGTATATTGAAATACGATTGTTTTTGATTTATTTTGCTGCGTAATTCATCTAAATTTTTAGGTCTTGCTAGAGTATTTGTTTCTGTTTGATGAAAACCTCCGACACCTTTTGAATCATATCCTTTATTTAATCCAGGACCAACTTTAACTTGTTCTATTGGAAAAAAATTATTAGCTTTTTCCTTAAATTCTAAACGGGATTTGTAAAAGTCATCGTTGTTTTTCATACCACATATATTTCCACCAATATTAGCTTGTGGTTTAAACATACAAGGTACCTCTTTTTTCGTTTGCCAAAATTGATTGTTACCAGTTCTACTATCAAGAAAAGGAGACATTGTTTCAATATTAGTATTTTGTGTTACATTTTTGCGTAAAAAAGGTGTCATATTGTTATGAATAAAAGTATCTCTATTTATTTTATTTCCTGTTAAAGATTGTACATATTCAGGACTTTTACTATTATTAGGAATAGTATAATTCATATTTTTAAACATGTCAGAAGTGGCAGGCATAGCAACAATACCTGTGTTTCTAGCTTCTGCCATGTTAAACATTTTATTACCCCGCTGTTGTTCATCTTGTTTAACTTGATTCCAATATGTAGAATCATATATATTTTTCATTGATGGTATATCATTGGATAATTCCATTATTGGCCTCTAATCAATAAAGGATAAAAAATACACTAATATATACAAAAAATATTTATTAATTTTATTAAGTTTTACAAGAAACACCTGTATACATTGAACCATAAGGATATCCTGGTGTATAAAGTTTATTATCTTTATTACACATTTTCCAATCTTCTAATCTATTCATATCTCCGCTACCATTTGTTGGTAAAAACATAGATTGGTCGGATGGTTCTTCAATGCATGGTACATGATTATCTTTAGCAACCATTCTATAATTAACTGGTATTCTGTCAAATCCTTCAATCGCTCTTTCTTGCGGGTCAAAGCATAACCATTCCCATCTGTTTATACCAGTTTCTTTTAATGTACATGGTGGATTAGATAAACGTGTATCTTCGCGAGGAGCAGTGCAAGCACGTGGATCAGTATCACCTTTTATAAAGCAACCAGATTTCTCGTATTTTCCAGGAATATATTCATTTGCATTACATTTAGTATTTTTATAGTTAAGTCCTAATAACTCACTAGAATCATCTACTGCTTTCTTCATAGAGCAAGTATTTTGACCATAATTTTGATATCTTAATGACGGGTCAGCTGGTATATCTTGTGAACATTCTGCACAATCGTTATATGGTGTTTCTAATTGATATAGACCTGGTCCAACTGTTCTGCGTAATTTTTCTTTATAACTGCAACTATCGTAGTTTAATCTTGTATCTATATATTTATTCATATCTAATAAAATAATATATTATTTTATATATTAAATAAATAGATATGTTATTGTTAGTTGAAAATTTTAATAATAATGAAGATAATATAAATTATAGGCCAATAGAAGTTATTTATTTATATATAAATGGATATAACCCAGAATATTTATATAGATGGACTATATTAGATAATATATATATTGCCATTCTCTATATAATAACCTTTTTAATTTCAGCAGGAGCAGCATATTTATCTTTTTCTTGTAAATGGGGTGGTATGGTAAATAATATATTCATTAGAATATTTTTTGCATTTGCAGCATTTATGTTAGGACCTATATATTTGATATACTATTTCATATTTAACTATTTAGGAAAATTATGTTAAAAAAATAATTTAGCATTTATCGTAATTTATTTTTGGTGGAGCAGGTACTTCACGATACATTATTGATTGGCATGCTGGTAAATGTAACATAGTTGTATCAATTGGTTTAGTTTTATCATTTTTTATAATACCATCATTAGTTGGTACATATTGATTTGTATTGCATTTTGACACAATACGTGTTTGACCACGTAATTCACTATCAAGGTCAACTAAATTGCCTTGAATATGAGATACAGCGGTACCTCCAATAAATCCTAGTTGATGTCTGCATTTATTAGCGTGTTCATATCTATATGGTGATAATAAATATTGCAAAGTGCTAACATTACCTTGTAATTCTTGCTTGTATGAACAATTATCATATGTCGTTCTATTAAAACTCATATCTTCTATAATATAAGATTTTTTTAATTATACAGAAATGTTTTTATTTCTACCTTGCCAATTACAATTTTTATTAAATTCAACTCTATTTATATAAGAGCGAGTATCTTCACCTCCATTGACCCATATAGGTACTATATTATCAGGATTTTGAACATCTTTAACACAATCTAATAAAGGCATTATATTATTCATTTCTTCTTCCATTATTTGTTTTTTACATTTTACGGGATTAGTATCAGCTCCTTCAATTAATTCAAGTTCTTGACCTATATTAGTTTTACCACATCTTAAATTGGGTCCAGAAGTAAATATACGATTAAATAATTGTATCTTACATCTATCATGTGTTAACATGGATGGGTCATTTCTTAGTGATGAATAATTATCAATTAAACAATCATCTGATAAACCGTATCCTGGACGACCTCGCAAGTTAGGATGATTTAAATACATATCCGACATTCTCACGTATGGACTAGTACATTCAACGGGATTGTTAGGATATATATTATATCCTTCTATTTTTTTATTATGTAATTCCTTTGCGACTTTCCAACAATTGTCATTGCATATATTAGTTGAGCTATCAAAAGTATTATTACTCATTATCTATCTATTCTTAAATAATATATAAAAAAATTTCATTTATCTTTTAAATATTTAGTATCATATTTTTCTAATAAATCATAATTTATATCCAATTTAATATTTTCATATTCTGTTTTATATTTTTTTTCTAAATTATAATTATTATACTCTGCAACATTCCAATCTTTCTTATTACAACTATGGCCAATTACCTCATTTATATCAGTATTATTTTTATGTAATTCATTGAATGATTCTTTATTTGTAATATTATTACCCGATAAGTCATTTTTAACAATTTTCTTATATGTTAATAGTTTTTCCATATCATCTGGTGACTTTGTATATTTATTATATTCTACTTTACTTTCATTTGTATTATCATCATATACATGATATGAATAAGATATAGTAGTTTTCTCTTTCATTTTTTAAATATTTAAAATATTATTTATTTATATAAAAAATGATTAATCATTATAATTAAAATAAGTATATAATGAAAGAACTAACCCAAGATCAAAAAGATTTACTAGAAAAAATCAACAAATGTTGTATTGAAATTGCTAAGAAAAATAATTATAATATTAAATTTGATAAAATAGAATTCTTAGAAAAAAAAGGATTTTATAAGGATTATTCACCTGATTTATTTAAATCTCTTAAATCTGAACACCATTCTTAATATCATTGTATAAATTAGTATAACATTTCATACCATTACCTTCTTTACAAGAAGGACCTCTGTCATATAACCATTCTCCTAATTTTTCTCTGTCATTTGGAATTGTCGTTGAAGGTACTGTATAAAATTGTCTATCTAATGTTGATTTATCATATATATCATCGGCATTTCTGAATATTTTTTTATTAAAAAACTTATTTATATTTTTATTAATATTTTTATTATTAATTGAGCACGCTTCATAGTTTTCATTGCCTTTTTTTGTTGTTAATATATTTGGATTCATAAAAGGATTATTTTCAGTTGGCTTAATGCATTTTTTATTATTAACTATATCTAAATCATTTAAATTTAAATACTTCTCTATTTTTTTATTTTTTTCATATTGATAATTTATAATTAGTATTGATAATATCATCAATATAATAACAAATAATACATATCGTGTATCATTGAAAACAAGTGTACATATTAATCCGACAAATATTATTGCTCTTATAATTGCATTAATTTTTTCTTCAATTGTCATGTTAATATCTGGGATAATTACGGGATTTATTAGTTCAGATATATTGTCTAACCAAAACATTTTGTTTATTACTCTAAATATTTACATTATTTTTATTCATCAGAAACTTCCTGAATTTCTTCTTTACGTTTAGCTAATTTAGCTTTTAGTTTATTAGCAGCCATTGATTTTTTATAAGCATTTTTATTGAATGCCGCTTTACTACCTGCTTTTTTCCCATTATTAGCACCACCCATCATATTCTTAAAAGCATTCATGCCTTCTTTATTGTTCATCATATTATTCATCATATTCATCATATTAGCCATATCTTTTTGTTGTTTATTATTTCCTCCACCTGGATTACCTCCACTAAATAATCCTGGCATTGTTGATGCGAATTTCATAGCATCTTGTAGTAAATTTTCTTGTTTTAATTCGCCATTTGATATTTTTGTAGCCATTTTTCTACTTACATTAGAAATAAGATCTCCAAATCCACTATCTGGATCACCAATAGCTTTCAATAAATCACCTTTTTCACCAATAGATTTTTGTAATTTATCAACATCAACATCTTCTAATATTTCTTTTGCTAATTTACCTAACATAGTATCTTCCATTCCAGCCATATTTACACCACTTTTATCCTTTATTGTTTTCTTTTTCAATTCATTTAATCTTAATAATAATTTTTTATGTTCTTCATTTTTAATATCTTCATATAATTCTTCCTTAAATGATTCTTGTAATATAAATACATATTTCTTTACATCATCTTCACTTAGTTCATTTTTAAACAAATAAAAAACACTTATAAAATGATGACATAAATAATCATCATTTATTATTTTTCGAATGTTTGAAATTGTGATATTTTGGTATAGCTCAATATCTTTTACATTTTCCATATTAAACCATTCATTTAATTTATCATCTTCAATATCTAAATAAGTTTTCCATACATTTTCGTCTACCTTATTAATAAAAACCACATATTCATCCGATGACTTATCCAAAGTTACATAATTATTCTTAATTGATTTCATTATATCTTTTGCCAATTCATACTTTTCATTATCTATTCCATCATCCTTGATTATCTTTGAAGTTTTTTTTAATCGTTTAATAAAATCAATATAATATTGGTTAAAGACATATTGATTTGACATTATTTTATATTATATAAAAAATATTGCTAATATTCCTTATATGTTTTCATTAGTTAAATTTAATCTCATCTCTCATTTTTTTTAATTCATCTAATGAAGGCATCTTCTTTCCTTCGCTTTCAGTAACTGAAATACCTGTTATTCCATCGCTAATATTTGCATCATTTGTAATATAATCCCAATTATATCCTTTATCCTTACATTCTGCATTGTTTTCTTCATCAATAGAAGAAAAATTATCAGAAAAATTAAAACCACTTAAAACAAATGCCGATGGTTCATCAGGATTTTCTTTGATATCTAATGGTTTAGATACATTATCATCATTAATATCCTGATTATTGTTTGCAGGTCTATCTAATCTCGTGCTTTGCCCACCACATAATATACCCCTTCCAGGTAATAATAAATGATCAAAAACATTTTTACCAAATAGTAATTCTTTTGATGGCAAAATCATAAACGCGGGAACAGAATGAATTTTCTTTTCAATCTCAATATTTTCTGAAATTAATTCTTCAATACAAACTAATTTAATTTTTTTTTCTTTATCATATCGTTTGATATTATCTAGTAACATATTGCAATGATTACAAGCAGGGCTATAAAATAATATCATCTTAATTATAATTTAAAAAATAAATAAACTCTTATATACGAAACTTATTTAATCTTTTTAAATATACACCATCTATTAAAGAAACTAAATTTTTTTTGTACAGGATCTTTATCCAATTCCATAACAATTTTATGTATATTTTCTTTTTCTGCATCATCATCTGGGATTTCAGATTTAATTTTATTAAAATATTCTGAAAATAATTCGCTTTCTACCAATTCTAAATTAAAAGTTTTACATTTATTAACTAATTCTTCATAAGATACTAAATATTCTGGTATAAATTTACTAGTAGATTCAATAAATACATCTATTTTTTTATTATATATATTCTTTGCATCTTTATTAAATCTACGAATAATAGCCCATATTGGTACTCTATTCTTAATATCAATTTCAGTATTTTTAACACCTTCAATCATATCTCCACCATTACTATTAATTTCATCTACTATCCTTTTTCCATCCATAAAGGTACAGAAGAATGTTCCATTGGTATTTAAAAGAGAGCTTACATTCATTAAGTAGGTATCTAATGTTTCTTCACTCTTAAAGAAATAATGAATACTAAACATACAAGAGCAAACATCAAAACCATTTGCTCCTTGTCCAATTACATTAGAATAATGTTTTTGCATATCGTTGCGTTTTTTATTTAAAACATTTTGTAATACGTTGAAGCTTTCTTGATCATTTATTGATAACGAACATTCACCATCCATAATACTTTTGCCACAATCTCCTGCTACAAATACCATATTTGGAAAAGCAACCTTGTCTTTAACATTGTTATTTCTGAAAAAGCGCTTTCTATTCTCTAACATTCTACTATATGCTCCTGTGCGAGGTCCATATATATTATTTTTTACTAAATCAATACCGAGAATAAATTTATAGCCATTATCAATCCATCTAGGCATATCACCTCCTTCGCCACACGCTAATTCCACAAGATTTCTTTTATTATTTGGTTTGCTATAAAGCATACGTTTAATACCTAAATTATGGAATTGTAACATATTGTAAGAAAACATTGCGTCTCTTGGTATATTTCTAGAATAATATATATCATCAGATTCTAGTAACCTTTCACTTTCACTATCATTAATATCCATATTCACAATAGGTTTATTGCCTCTAATAATACTCTCAGTAACCGGATTATGAATTGAACGCCATATATTAATTGCTACACTCATATCATTTGCCGTCTTTGATAATTCTCCCATCTTATAAATTCTTATTTTATCTTCTCGCAATCTCATTGGTCTCCATCTCATATTAGCAGGTATTTTTCTATCCATATTATAAATACATTCAATTATTACATCACCTTCTATAATATCACCATTATCACATTTAACTTTACCATTTGTATCAATTTTAACAAGTAGTTTTTCAATCCCTTTTTCATAATATATATTAGGTTGAAATAATTTAGGAGTATAAGTTTTCTTTTTATCCTGTACCATTAATCTGTATTCTTTATTATATGCTATCTTCAAAGCTTCATCAATAGTATATGGCTCCCATTGAGATGCATTATAACCAACATACAATAAGAACTCTTTGTATTTTATACCATCAATAGTAGTTGTTCTCGCTTGTTTCGCTAAAAAATCTATTGTATTTTGTTCAGGAGGCTTCCATTTAAATACTCTATCCCACTTAACATTATCTGTTATTGGCATAGCTTTATTTGTATAATATGAATATAATGCTAATTTAGCAGGTGTAAATATAAGTCCATCAATATCATAGGGATATGTTTTATTTCCAGATAATATTTCATTACAATCCTTTAATATGTCGGCGTTATATAAATGTTCTTTAACAATATAATCCATTGAATGTTCGGTTTTTTTCATACCATTTGCAGTTTTCAATAAATAACTATATCTGGTTTTTACATTTTGGTCTTTATTAATTAATGGTAAGCTTGTTATTCTTTCTCCACCATAATAATATATATCAAAAGCTGCATATAAACCTTTTGTGGAATTATCTTTTCTATTATTACATGCAATATATTCTCCATCAATTAAAGTATTTTGCAATTCTTTTATAGATGTAATACCAGTATCAATAACACGATATGTATTATTAATTAAATAAACTTTTGCATTATCATCAATAAACATAAGTAATCTCTCTCCATCTGCTTTTTCAGTAACAGTATATTCTGATAATATACTAACAATACCATATTCATCTGGACTCATTATATTTACCTTTTCAAGAGTAACTGGTTTGGGTGTTATGAGAGGTGGTTTATTTGGATTTTTATTATTAAATGATTTTATTATAATATCATCTTTTACTAGTTCATAATACTTTTTAATAATATCTTGCTGCTGTGTTTTAGATATTATAAATGTTGATAAATACAATGCTTGTTCCATTTTAATTAATGCAGGTAGTATATTATCTTTATTTGTATTTGTTATATCAATATAAAACTCGTATTTTTGCGTTGATGATAATATACCTGAATTATTCAAATTATAATACATATCTTTATCAGATGCTTCATCAAATTCTAAACTATTACCTTTTATAATACTTACAATATATTTAACACCAGTATCGGGATCAGTATATTTTATTTTTTTTGTTATTTTATAAAATTTGCGTATATCATGCCAATTAATAGGTATATTAGCATCCGATAATAAATTACTTTTAATTGAGTAAAAGTTCAATTGCGAATCTAAAATATCATCAACAATATCTTTTGATATTATTTTATTTTTAAACCATTCAAAACTCTTATGTTTATACTTATTATTTTGACAATATTTTATGATATTTGTATTACCAGTTATTTTTAAAAGAATTTCATCAGAATATATTTCCAATGTTTGTTTTTCAATATCTTCTTTATATTTTTGTGATTTTATTACATTTATAAAATTTTCATATACACTATCATTCCAATTTAAAGAGTTTGTAAATTTAACATATATTTCACAATCCTCTTCAATTAATGAAGAGTGTTTATCAATTATAGAAAATATAGAATGATCTTTGTGAATTTCCATATTGTATCTCTAATAAATAAAGATATTATAGATTTATATATCAATTTTTAATATATAAATAAAAAAAATGATATATTCTTATAGATTATATTACAATAGTAATGTCAAAAATGTTTATGCCAATCAAGTTTAATACAACCGTTATTTTAACACCAAAAGAACTTAATAAAAATTTTGACAACACGATATTGTCTAAGATAAAATTTACATTAGAAAATAATTGCAGTAAACATGGATTTATTAAAAAGGATAGTATTAAAGTTATTAAAAGGACAGCTGGATATTTTAAAGAATCACATTTAAATGGCAATGTAGCATATGATTTAAGTTGTATTGCTGAAATCTGTAATCCAACACAGGATTCTATTATAAAATGTGTTATTAAAGCTAAAAATAATCTAGGACTGAGAGCAATTGGAACATTTGAAGATATGTCCATACTTGAAGTTATTATTCCTAGGATAACATCAGGCATACAATCAGAGGTAAATATAGATGATGTTAATATTGGTGATACTGTAAATGTTCGTGTATGTGGTAAAAAATTTACATTATATGATAAAATGATATCAATAGTAGGTAAAATAATTAAAGATAAAGAAGATATTATAGAAGTTGAAGAAGATATTATAGATGATAATTCTGATATTGAAGAGCAAGATGAAGATTTACAAGATGATTTCATTGACATGATTAAAGATGATGATGAATATGATAATGATGACGATGATGATGATGTTGTAAAAAAAATTAAAATAGATAATAAATATCTTAAAGACGAAGAAGACGAAGAAGACGAAGAAGACGAAGAAGACGAAGAAGATGAAGAAGACGATGAAGAAGAAGATGAAGAAGAAGATGATTTAGATGATTTAGATGAAGATGATATTGATGAAGAAATGGATGATGATATTGAAGATTTTGATGATTTTTAATATATAAATATATATAATCATTATATAAATAAAAATGAATAAACACGACTTATGTAAAACTATACAAAATAATGCAATAAAATTAACATCAAATGAATTATCAGAATTATTTAAACTTATTAAAAATTGTAATGTTAATTATACACAAAATAATAATGGTGTATTTTTAAACTTAAACTGGTTATCAAAAGATAATTTAATAAAAATAAATAATTATATTTTATTTTGTATCAAATCACAAAATGAAATCTCTAAATATGAAATGATGAAAAACTTATTAAATAATACTATTGAAACATCACATAAAGAAGAAAGTAAAACAGAAACAAGTAAAGTTGTACAATCTGATAATAATAATATAAAACAAAAATTTTCATCCAGTATGAAGTTTTATTTATTAAAAAAGAAATTTAGCAAACAAAATACATTCATTTATAATATATATGATAATGAATTAAAATATGAAGATTACTTAATAACATAAAAAATGATATAGAACTTATTTTTATTATATATAATAACTATGATTAAGTTATTATATGATAAAATTATTAATGCTAATGATAATGATTTATTATGGAAAGCTAACGATAATGAGGCATATAATAAATTTTCACAACATATAGAATATAAAGAACCAATAGAAGAGCCTAAAATTGAACCTGAAAAAGAAAAAGTTGTTAAAGCAAAAAAATCTCAGAAAAAAGCATTATTAAAACCTCTTGAAATAATTTTAAGTCATTCAAACACATTTAGTGATTTTAAAGATAATGTTAAAGACAAATTAATTAAATTTATAACACAAAAAGAATTCAATAAAGTATTTGGTATTACAAAAAGCTCAGAAATTATGTCTGGTATTGTTAATAATAGATGGAATAAATCTACTGCATTATTTATATCATTTCTATTTAATAAATCTGTCGAATACAATGATGCAATAGTATCTTATAAAAAAGATGAATATAAAGATGTTATTTATTTAACTACTTAGGTTTATATAATGGTAATAGTATTAATTTATTTTTAGACAATAATTTGTTTGCAATACTACTACATAGAACCTTTTTATTTTTAAATTTATATTTTTCATTATTTGTTTTATTTATTTGATTTAAAAATTTGTTATGATCTATATCGTAATAAGTCTCACATACGCGCCCAGTTTTCTTACCTTTACCAATAACAGGATCTGTTGAAAATATTTTAAGCTTATTTATAAATAAATCTTTGTTCTTTGATGGCTCTATGAAACCCCATGGCATTTCTTCCAATGTCATATCGTTAGGTATAGACAATGCTGATTTGCGCATTTTAGCAAATTCATCTCTTTCGCGCTTTGATAAATCCATATTAAATATATCTGTATCTTTTACATGAAGATTAATATCTAATTTATCAATAGTATTATCTTTGTTTTTTGTATCAAATATATTTATAAAACCAATATATTTATTATCATTCTTTTTATAAGATGGTATTTCAGTATTTTTAATAAGTACACCTTGGTTATATAAACATTTTTCTAAGAATATTATTCTTTCATCTGTACTTTTATTCGTTAATATAATTTTTATTAAATCTAAAAACTCTTTATTATTTAAACTTAAATATAATGATAATGTTGTACTATTTACGTCTTGTAAATCAATTTCAATATTTTTTATTAAATTTTCAATATCCACAGATTTTTTATCACTAACATTATCTTCAACTTTTTCTTGATTTGTAAAAATTATATTTAATTTATTTATTTTTTTACTTTTATAACTTATTATTTTAATACCATTTTTATGCATAATAATATAATAATTATTAATAATAATAAAAGGATATATGGACTTTCTTATTGTATATATTAATAATTCTTCATTAATATCTAATTTTTCTTTTATTTGATTATATAATATATAATAAATACCTTTTTTTATAGATTCCGTTATTAATCCTTTCAATGAGTTTTGCGTTCTTTTTAACAAATGTTTATAAGCTTCACTATTATAACCATCTTTATCTAAATTATCATTTTCATCATAACATGCAGGTTCAAAATTTTTTTCGTCTCCAAAATCATATTCATATGTTTTATTTTGAGATGTATTTAATTTTATTTTACCAATATTAAAAATAGATTTTGGAAAATAATTAATATTTTTCATTAATAAACAATCAAGAGCATTATCTCTAATAATTTTATCTACTTTCATACTATCAATATATTTACGTGTTGAAATTCTGAGAGCATGAATATCAATAGTTTCTTTATTATCATTATCATTTTTACTAGCATGTAAATAAACAGTCGTGTTTCTATCTTCAAGGGGTAAATTTTGATGTCTGCAATTTCTAATACCTCTACCTATAATTTGTTCTGGTCTATTAAAATGATACCATGGTTCAATTAAATGTATTTCACGAGCATTATAAAAACTTAAACCTTCACTTGCAACAGGGGTTATTAAAATTACTTTTACTAATTCACCATTTATATTATCTGGTTTATTTATTCTATTTATTAATGTATCTATATTAGTTGAACCCATAATTTCTTTGTTATCACTTGTTAATATACAGTATTTTGGTGTTTTAATATCTTCATACACAGGTTTATCTTTTACTATACTAGCATTATTTAATATATTATTTGTTCCTTCTCTTGAAAATCCCATATGTTCTAAACATACGGCAAATGGTAATATACCTGAATACAAAAACCGCGAATAAATAACAACAATACCTTTTGATTTTTTTATAATATTACAAATATTTAGAAATTTACCAGAATATTTACCTAAATTATTATCATCTGGTATAAGTGCATTCTCATATTTTTTATTATATTTTACTAATAATGGATCGCTTTCTCTTGTTTTAGTAAAAAATGTAAAGAAACCTTTATTTCCTATCTCATTATCATATACTATATTCATAGGTTGTAATAATCGCATATTTTGTTTTTTATCATCAAATTCATTATCATCAGATATATCATCACTATCTGTTTCGTCAATATACTTATATCCTAATTTTTCTATCATCTTTTTTTGCGATAAACTAAGTTGTGATGTTACAATACCATTATCAATATTATCTAACCATCTAGCTTCTTTTTCTGGTATAGGTTTATTTGAAGGGTCCTTACTGGGTATTTTCTTTAATACATTAATACCACTATTTTCAGGATTTAATTTCAATGCAAAAGTAAAAGGGTTTTTACCTCTTAAATATGATATATAATTAGAAGACAATTTTTTAATTAATTCATTTACATTATCATCTATTATAAGTTTTTGATTATTAAAAGTTTTATTATATTTAGCTAATAATTTATTACGTTTATCATTAAGTAACATTAATTTAAATAAATCAAAGATGTCTCTTGGCTCATTATACATGGGTGTTGCAGATAATAAAATTAATCTATTGTTAATACCAGATGTTAATATATTTGTTAGAGAAATAAAAGAATCTTTATCTTTTTTATTTGTACTTCTTATATTATGTGCTTCATCTACTATAATTACTTTATTTTCTACAATATTATCCTTATAATTTTCTTGGATATATTTTGAAAAACCATCATATGTAAAAAGTCTATATCTACCTTTTAATAATTTTTTTAGCTCTGCATTAAGTACCTTTTTTTTATTAAATGATGACTTATAAATATTTAACAATTTTACATAAGTATCACCTGTACATTGATTTATAATATTTTCAAATGTATGTGTATCTATATCAAATATTTGAGATTTAAAACTATTCTTTAAAGATTGTGGCATTATAACCCATATCATCGGTTCTTTGTTATCATGTGTTATTAATAAAGATTCAGACATTGTAATTGCTGAACATGTTTTACCTACACCAACACCATGATATAATAATATACTTTTGTAAGGTGTTTTATGTGATATATATTGGCTTACAAAATGTTGATATAAAGATGTTTCAAATGTACCACATAATTTATTAGCTACATTATTAAAATCTTCTACGTTTTCAATTATTGGAAATTTAGGTATCTTGTGAATAGCAAAATTCATATTTCTTGCAATTTTATTTGGAAAATTATCTTCTTTTAAATCTGGATAGTATAATGAAAAAGATGTAGAAATAGAAGATGAACTAGAATTTTTAGATAAACTAATTGATAGTTTTTTAACATCTTTAACACATTTTCCTGTTTTTTGATCTCTCACTTTACCTTTTTCACATATTTTAACACATCTCCCAGTTACAGGATTAATTTCTTTTCCCTCGGGACATTCTTTTTTTTGGGCGTTTTTGCCTTTTAACATTATCCTATTAAAAATAAAGATATATTATAAGGATGCACTTATTATACTATGTGCTTTTTTAAATATTTTAATTCTTTCTACATTATGATTTTTAATTCTCATTAAAACTTCATCATACGAAAACCATTTTAATGCTCTAACTTCTCTAACCTGTTCCATACATGAATTATCAATATGTATTTTAGCATCATCTTTGATTATTTTTGCTATATAATACACGTGTTTATATAATACATTATTTGTACCAAAAAATATTTCTTGAAAAGGTATTACATTTTTATTAATTAAAATATCATCTTTATATAATTGTGTTTCTTCGCAAAATTCTCTTATAGCACAATCTATATCTGCTTCTTTAATTTTCTTTCTTCCTTTTGGAAATCCCCATTCTTGTTCTGTATCATTACTTTTTGTATTTTTACAAATTAATAATGTTTTTAAATAATTATTATTAATATTATGTTCAAATTTAGCTTTTGAATCAAGATACTCTTTTGTTTGTTTGAAATTGGTATGAGGAGATTGGCACCATGTATAATTCCATATTTGATCAAAATTATTAGTTAATATCATTTGCTTTTCATTTTCAGTCATATATTCTATAAGTTGTTTTAAATAATTATGATCATCTGCATTATATTTACCTCTTACAAATTCCATAAAAGATAAGCTATCTTTTCGCTGTATCATTACATATTTAATTTTATTATTTATAATTTTATAACAAATAATACCAAAACTCATAATTGGATGTGGACAATCCTTGTATAAATGTCCATTTAACCCGCAATTTCTACAAGTTTGAGGTCTAAAATAATTATTTTTTTTACATATTTCATCATCTTTTTTTTTCATTATACGACATTATAGTAATATATTAATTGATTTCTTAAATATATTTAATAAAAATAAAAGTTACTATTATTGATTAAATAAAGCATATTTATCTTCTAAATCATGACCTTGAATGTTAGTTTCTATTTTTTTTTCTAATTTATCATAATTTTCAACTAATTCTTGTACAGGTTCTTGTACGGGTTCTTGTACGGGTTCTTGTACAGGTTCTTGTACAGGTTCTTCAACTAACTTTTCCATACCTTTTACATCATCTTCATATTGTTTAATTACATTTTTAGCATATTCATCGGCAGTTTTTGTATCTATTATATTATTTTCTTCATTATTTTCAACTCTTTGATTAGCAATATCAAAATTTGCCATAGACAATAATAATGATACAACAACCATTAAACAATATAATATTATAACAACAGCTATTACCCAAGCTAGTAGCCAGCACCACCATCTATATTTGACATTACCACCTGTTACTATACAAGTTAATTCAAATAATGACATTAATACAGATGGTATAGCTACGAGCATTATAAATACTACAAATGCTAATCTTTGATCAATTGGTATATTGCTATTAGAAAATAATATAGCTAAACATAATATAAATATTGTTCCAAATAAAGCAACACCGGCATATTTTGATTGTTCAGAACCAAAAAATATCGCATTTAAACTTATTTGTGGGCTACGATCTTTATACATTATATTCTCTAATTAGATATAAAGAAAAAATAAAAAAATGATTATCATATAAATATTTAATAGCTTTAATATTAAAATGGGAATTCCTTATTATTTTTACAAATTATCACAAAAATATAATAATATTGTAAGCAATAAAAAACCAGAAAATACTGATATATATTGCATCGACTTTAATGGTATTATTCATAATGTTGCACATGAATTTATATATGACAAGGATATAGTCAATATTGAAGATAAAATTATAGATGGTGTATGGAATAAGATAATATATTATATTGATATTTATAAAGCGAAAAAATATATAATATGTGCTGATGGAGTAGCTCCTGCTGCTAAAATGATTCAACAAAGAAAAAGACGTTTTTTATCAATCTATAGAAATAAAATAGATGATAAATATGTAGATGATAAACCTATATGGGATACAAATGCAATAACACCTGGAACTCATTTTATGAATAAATTAAATATGTTTATTATTAAACAAATAAGATATTCTACATATCCAATTGAATTAATATATAGCGGTAGCGATGAAACGGGGGAAGGAGAACATAAAATATTTAGAAAGCTTAAAGTTGAAAAAGAATATAGCAATATTATTATTAACGGTTTAGATGCCGATTTAATTATATTATCTTTAATTTCACACAAGGACAATATATATCTTATGCGAGAAACAAAAGATAAAGATACTGGTAAAACTATATTTAATTATTTAAATATTGATAACCTAAAAAAAGCTATTTTATGTGAAGTTAAAGAAACTTGGAATTTAGAAATATCATATGAAAGCTACGATGATATTGATATAGTTGAAACATATTGTACTATGACTTCAATATTAGGAAATGATTTTATTCCACATTTATTAACAGTTGAACTCAAAACTGATGGTATTGATAAATTATTATCAGCAACAAAGAAATCAATTGAACAAAATGGCTTGTTAGTTAATAAAGGTAAAATTAATTATGATACATTAAAAAATATATTTAAATTCTTATCAGTATCCGAAGATAAGGATATGCATTATATTTGTGAAAAATATATAAATAAAAAAATTATTGGTGACGCTAAATTACCGAGTGATTGTTATGCACTAAAACACAAAGATAGTTTGACATATTATATTTATGATAATCCGGGAAATTGGCACAAAGAATATTACAAACAAATATTTGATAATAATATTACATTAGATTCAACAGTAGTATTTAATGCATGTGATAACTATATTAAGGGTATTTATTGGATATATTCATATTATAAAGGATATGAAATTGATTGCGAATGGTATTATCCATATAATTTCCCTCCAACATTAAAAGATTTAACAAATCATTCAATTGCATGCGATGAACCAATCATTGAAAAAAATAATAATTTTGTCTCACCCAATATACAATTACTTATAGTATTGCCAAAAGAAAGTTCTCATCTTTTAAAATCTAATTATAAAAAATATATGGAAGATATATATCAAGGTTTATTTCATATGTATCCGGTTAAATATAAAATACAAACTTTTCTCAAAACACACTTATGGGAATGTTGTCCGATATTACCACTAATAAATATTAATTATATTAAAAGGGTTACTGAGAATAATTAAATATTATTTTCTAATTTAATAATACTATCTTTGTTTTTATTATTTGACATATAATACCACGATTTTAAATTAGGATCCCAGCGACATCCTAATTTTTTAGCCTGTTCTTTATTTTTATAAGGGATTTTGATATATTTCTTTTCATATTCTTCTATAATTGGTGGTAATTCTTTATTTTCAGCACAAGATAATTCTATTAAATTAATAGCTAGTTTATTTTCATCACTAATATCATCATCATAATACCATTTTTTTTCATCCTTATCCCATTTTGCTCCTAATTTTTTAACTTCATCTTTATGACTATATGATACTGATATATAGTTTTTATTTTTTTTAACTTTATTTTCAACGTCAATTCCTATTGCTAAATTAGCTAATCTATCTGCATGATAATTGCCAATTGAATGTTCATCTTGTAAATTAGTATGAGCTTTAATATGATGTAATTTAACGTTTTCCTTATTATTCATTAGTTTATGTAATTTTTTCAATAATTTTAAATTAGGAGGTACTTTATCATTTTGTGTTTTCCAATTATTTTTTGCTAATCTTGTAGTGTAATATCCAGCACATTTCATAACATACTCGGAATCCGTATAAATATTAATTCTAATATCAACATCATTTAATATTTCTAATGCTCTGATAATACCTGTTAACTCACCTGTATTATTAGTTTGTTTTCCTTCTACTTTTCCATATTCATTTTTTGTATCATTTTCTTTAAAATATACACCATAACCAGCACACGCATTTTCTTTACCATTATTTACACAAGAACCATCAATGTAAACATTAATAAAATCCATTGTTAATATTATAAAAATAAATTAATAAATCAATTTTTACACATTATTAAACTTTTATTTTGTATTAAATATGTCACTAATATTAGTATGTTTGTGTTTCAACATTATTATTAAAATTTTTAATTCTATATTTACAACATATATATTTAAATAATACGTGAACAAAATAATTACGATAAGGACCTCTTTTTTTTAACTTATCTGCGCTTCTTCTAAATTCCGCCTCTTTATTTTCAGATATTATTTTATCTAATTCACTATCTTTATATATATTTTCTTCTAATTTTAAAAATTCTGCTTTTATTTCTTCAATATTATATCCAATATTATCTACTTTATATTGCATTAAAATAATATTGGATTTGTATATTGTTAACTGCATTAATCTATTGCTTATAAATTCTAATTTTGTTTGATATTTATTAAATCTTATTAAACTCATAATAAAAGTTATTAATGCACCTGTTAATAATGATAATATATCACAAGCTAAATTCCAATTTAAACTATATTTACTAATACTATATAATATTCTATTGTCATCATGTTTTATATCATCTATATTATTTGTTTCTAAATATTTATTACTTGTATCAATAAATATCAATTTAATAGATTCTATAATTGTTAATAAAGAAGATAGCATTATTACTATTATTGAAAGAGTCCAGTATTTTGTATTTATGTAATGGTATATTTCTCTAACAACATTTAATTCATTATCAGCCCAATAAACTTTATTCTGTATTATTTTACTCATAGGTGTTTTATAATTTTTTTCATTATTATCTTTTATAACTACTTCCGTTATTTCATTTTTTAGAGATTGGATTACTGGAATTGCTCGCTCATTATTAAAATTTTGATTTTTTGGTGGTAGAACTTCTCGAATTACTACTTTATTGTCATTATTTTCTAGATTTTTTGATGGTAAAACTTCCGGAATTGATCGCTTATTGTTATTTATTATTTGATTTTTTGGCGGTTGATAGGGATATTGTTCAATAAATGATTGAATAGGTGGTGGACTCATAAATAATATATGATTGTCCATTTTTTCTTGCAGAGAATCTTTTGGTTTAATAAATGGTTCAATAGGTGGTGAAATACATTTACGTTTAGAACCCAATATATTTTTAAAAGGCATTTCAATTATATATTATTTAAACATTTTATATTCTACATCATTTTCATACTCAATTTCAAAACCATTCTTTTTATAAAAATTAACTAGTAGTTCAGTATTATATTTATTTTTATCAACAAATAAATATACTGTATCCACCAATATATCACAAGCTGTACTTAATAATTTTGTTGCATATCCTCTATTTCTATAATTAAAGTCAACGCAAAGCTGATTTAAATAATTATCATGACTGATTCCCAAAAACCCTACTATATTATTTTTAACTTTATAAAGCAATGCCAATTCATATGTATTTATACGATTAAACACAAAACATTGTGTTATTAAAATATTACATTTTATTAATTCAAAATTATTTAAATCTATGATTTTTTTTATTATTATCATATTTATTTTTTATTAAATATATTATATTATTTATAAAACTTTCTTTTGTTATATGCTTAGGATTCCAGCCTAATTTGCACATTTTATTATTATTTATATTATATCTATTATCATTAAATGGTCTATCATCAATATATTCAAGTTTAGAATTACTTTGAGTTATTTTTAATACTAATTTTGCCAATTCTAAAATAGATATAGGATTTTCATAACCTATATTATATATTTCGTGATTAACACCACAATTCATTAATATTAAAATAGCATCTATAATATCATTAACATAAACAAAATCGCGTATTTTATCACCTTTACCATGAATATTAAGAGATTTATTATTAATTGCATTATTAATGAAACCCGGTATTACTTTTTCATTATGCTGATTAAGTCCATAAACATTATTACATCTAACTATGATAATATTGATATTATAAGATTTAATATAAGAATTAATTAATAATTCCGCTGCTGCTTTTGTTGCAGCATAAGGATTTGTTGGATTATACTGGTCTGTTTCTAAAAACTTACTATTATTAGATTCGCCGTATATTTCATCAGTTGAAAAAAATATAATTGGTATTTTATTAATTTTCAATGATTCTAATAGTATATGTGTTGCTGTAATATTATTATCAATAAAATTTTTCAAACAACTATATGACTTGTCAACATGTGTTTCCCCAGCTAGATGAACTATATAATTTATATTATAATCACAATATGTTTTTTGAAAATTATGATATATAATATCTTCTTCTATTAATATTACATTGCTTTTATTTAAAATATTTTTAATATTATCTTTATTACCAGCATAAGTTATTTTATCAATTATAACCAATTTATTAACTTTATCACAAATAGAATTACAAAAATTTGAACCAATAAATCCACAACCTCCTGTAACTAATAAATTAGTATTTTTTAAATTCATTTTAAATTATATTAAGACATATCACTTTATATAAAAAAATATATAACACATAACAAACAATTATTTTTTAAGAAATATAATATTTGCGACAGATAAATCTAGCCTTGTGTCGGCAATCACATTTGCATTTTCTAAATCCGTTTTTATCTTTATTTGTAATTTCCGATGTTGCATGATTCTTTTGAAGATCTATCCATTGACATAGAAAAGTTGGTTTGTTATTTTTGTGAGCTGAGCAACATTTACATGTAGCAAGCCTTGCAATTTCAGCTTCGGGAGTAGTATTCATTGGTAAGAGATCACAAGAATTATCCATAATTGTTTTGATAATAAAATTATAAAAATAATGGCAATCAATTTTTTTATTATAATATAACATATTTTATTCCAAAATAATAGAGATATTTTCATTATATTTTGCAATATATTCGTTTGGAATTTTTTCAAAGGATACAAGAGACATATTAAAATTATATTTATCAATTATATTATTTTCTGTTAAGTATTTATCTCTTTCATTATCTGTCATTTTTGCAAGCATAAGTGCCTTCTCTTTTGTTATATTACTCGAAATTTTTGGAATATTATCACTACGATCACCATATATAGCTTTAAATTGTAAATCAATTTTAGGATCATCATATCCTCGCTTTTTCAACTCTTTGAATTGCATATTATATATAAGAACATTTTTATCAACTAATTGCAAGAAATCGTTATCGTTTGTAATAATAACAATATTTTTTGTTGTGGATTTTTTTAGATTTTTTTGCGTAATATAAACAATGTCATCTCCTTCAAGACGATCAGAAGATAAATTTTTAATTTCCATTTGCTTGATATATTCTGCGAATATATGAAATATTTTTTTATTAAAATTATTTTTCTGTGTTCGAGTAGATTTATACTTATTATACAAATCGTTTCTCCAAATATCGCTTCTTACACAATCATTGCATAATACTATATTATCTTTTGTTGTTTTCCAATATTTACAAATTTTCTTAATATCATTATTAATATGTTTATAAAACGCGCTTATAAATATATTATTATCAACAATATCATTAATATCAACTTCTATTTTTTGAAAAGAAAACCATCTATATGTTGCAAAATATCTATGAAAAATATAGTAACTACAATCAATCAGAATAATATTATTATTTTTATTTAAAGATACGATATTATTCATTTGTATAAATATTATAATATGTCTTATATTTAAATATTAATTGCTATCAATTTTTACTTGCTTTTGTCTTGATTTTTTTGGCAATGTATTTTTTGATTCTTCAAACCATTTTTTTGCTTCAATTAATACTTCTTTTAATTTCTTATTATCTTTTTTGAGATCTTGCCATTCTTGTCTAACTAAATCAAAATTGTTCTTATTTGTATTTTCATTTGGATTATTTTTAAGAATAAATAATCTATATTTTATATAAATATTATAGTCTGTTGGGTAATTTACATTTTTTTCTTTTATATCATTGGTTTTATTTGGTTCATCTTTGTCTTTAATCAAAGGTTCTTCCTTAGTAATTCTTATAATACTGTCTTTTCTTATCCATACTTTTTTCCCATTTTTAATATCAACAATCCATAATTGTTTGTCAAACCCTTCCATTGCTGTTTTTAATTCATAACCTTCGGCTGATAATCCATAGTGTAGAGGTGATTGTTCATTGCCAGTATAAAACATATTATGACAATTAATGCATGCTTTTTTTAAAGACATAATTATATTACAATAATCTTAATATGTGATTTATAATCAATTTTTATATAATTTGTTCTAAAAAAAAAAAAATTGAAGAATAAATAATATCATATTATTATCATTGATATTAGAATATTTATGTCGTTTATAGATATTATTAATAATAAATTTGAGGTTATAATTGATAATTATTTTGATAATAATATATATGCTATAAAAAATCTTACATATATTGAGTCTGATATAATATCGTTAATAAAAGAAAAAAAATATAATAATATGTTTAATGATAATATAGATACTATATTCCAAGATTTCAAGAGCAATTATGTTGATTATAAAAGCGTTATTGATAGCTTAATTATAGAAATTAAACAAGAATATAATGTTTATTTAAACAATCTTGAAAAACAACATTTAGAATTAATAAAAACACAAACATATATAATTAGTGAACAATAATTATACTTTTATTAAATAAAGAAGCATAGAAAAATGGCTGCTAAACTTAATATTATAAATATAATGATTTATATATGGATTTTTTGCCTGTATATATTAATATCAAAAATTATTTTTGGTATATTTTGGCTATTTATAAATATTACATATGTTTTTAAAGATTTAAAAGACTATACGATTAGTTATAACTCACCTATTATGGGACCACTTGCACATGGTTATGATATTATTACAGCTGGTCCTATGATGATTATATGGGCAGGAATGTTTTTTATAATTACTGTTGTAATTTTACTTTTAATGGTTATCTGGTTAATAATAAAAAAGATCTTTTTTATATCATTTTTAGCTAATAAATCACCATTCAAAGAATTAACTCCAATATTTGAAGTAATATTAAAAAAAATACCATTTAAGCCAGTCTTTAATAAATATAATAATGAACTAATTGAAATATTACAAAATGCTAATAGAGAATTAACATCAGACTTGCAAGATGCTATGAAAAAATATAAAAAAAAATCCTTTGAAAATTTTACTAATAAAAAAGTTATAGAAACCTTTTCGTCAAATAAAGAATATATTGAAGATGATTATTATAATGAGCTAAAAAATTATTATAAATTAAAAGATAACTATTATATTGGTGCATATAAAACTTATAAACATAGTGATGAAGCATCATTATATAAAAATTATAAAATAATAACGCCTGATATGGATGATAATGAGGTATCTGGTGTTATTAGTGAAAATAACATAGTTTCCAGTAGAATATCATTACAATCTATGGTTTCTAAGAAATTTAAAATATAAGTCTTTTATATCTTATTAAAAGTAGAGTATGGAAATATTTAAGTATCTAATATTTGCAATAGCAATATTAATAGTATTTGCATATATTTATACTTATATCAAGGAACAAAATATTGTACAATTTTATTATTATGCAATACAATATCAATTATATGATGTTTACAAATCAAAAATAGGATATTATGATATATTATTTAATTTTACATTTGTATTTATTGTTATGATATTATCAATAGTATTATATTGGGATTCTGTTTATAAAAATGCGAAGAAAATATCGAATTGCAATAATATTATGAAAATAATTGAAGAAAATAAGGTTAGTAAAACTCCTTATATATATAATATTATAATAATTAATCACGATAAAATATCTTTATCATCTCATAATTTTTTAATTAAAATAATTTATAATTTTAAATCTAAAAAAACTAAAATTGAATATGGTACAGATACAGGTACAGATAATAATGTATTCAATTCCATGGGTCCAGAATATGATAAAATATTAAATATTGTTAAAATTTTAAAAGATGATAGTAGTACTGATAATAATATCAAACATAAATATTTAAATAATTATAATAAATTATATGATTTAATAGCTAAAAGTGATGAAATAGATGAAAAAAATTTTAATATAAAATTAATTGATATATTTGATAATAATAATAGTATTAAAAATGAAATTATTGAATTTATTAAAATATATGATATAGAAAAAGCTGAAAAAGCAATTAGTATATTTAGTAAATATAATAATGAAATTTATGAAGATACAAGTGATATAAATAAAATTAAAAATTATATCAAAAGATTGTATAATGAACTAATAGAATTATTAGAAATATCATCATATAAATCAATGAAAATGGCTAAAATAGGTCTAATTGAAAATTCAGAATTATATAAAAGAGCTTTAAAATATAAGAATAATAAAAATAATTATAAAAATTTTAACTATTTTGATTTAAATACTATGAATGGAATGTCTATTGATAATATTAATATGGCATCATTGAATAGTACTAAGTATAAATTTGTATGTGTAGATAAAGATTATAAAGAGATAAAAACTTATACAGCAAATAAATTAATAGAATTTACAAAAGAGTTTTCTAAAAATAAATTTTATAATACTTCTATAATATATAATATTCTATTTGCTAATAAAAATAAAGATAAAATATCATTATAAAAGTAGATTATAATGAGTAATAGTAATTTAGTTAATTTAATATTTTATGCATATCAGAAAATTTTACTAAATATTGAAGCAAATGCTCAGTATGTATTTTATACTCTGTCATTAATTAAAAATAATACATATAAGATCCCATATTATCAACATTTTATTAACTTATTATTTATATTTATTGTAAATGTAATATTTTATATATTGTATAGAGATTTAGTTTACAGAGATGCTAGTAAAATTAAAAGATGCAGAGATATAAAAGATACAATAGAAATCAATAAAACATATGAGAAACCTTATGTTTATAGAGTTTATATAATACAAAAAAACTTAGCAAATGATATTCTCAATAATTTTAGTATATGTTTAGAGTATGATTTTATAAATGAAAAAACTATTGTATATTTTGGTAAGTCAGAAAATGTAAATGGTCTTACTTTTTCTGATTATGTTTCTGAAACAGATAATTCTAATTTAAATAAATCGCGGTTCTCTAATGCATTTTCATATTTTAGTTTAGATAAATTAGATACTGAATTCTTACAATATGATAATGGAGAAAAACTATTTTATATAAATAAAAAAATAATAACAGATGGTAATTATTTATATATTGTAGCTACACCAGATAATAAGAAAATATTAGATGATGTTTATGCTAAAAAGTTAGCTAAGTTTGTTAAAAGATTTGGTTTTGATAATACAACTGAATTATCACCAATATATAATATTTTATACGCAATTGAACATAATAAAAATAGTGCAACTATATAAAAACATCATTTAATGCTTCACGTAATTTATCTACATTTTCTTTATTTTTAATTTTTGGATAATTAATGATAAATTCAATATACATATTACCCTTACTTTTACCATTTAAAGTAGGCAATCCTTTTCCTTCAACTAAGTATTTCTTAGAATTATATACTACACCAAAATTTGTAGTATCAACATCAATAGTTTCTTTAAAATATGGTATTTTAAATTTTTCACCAATAATTGAATTAATAAATGATATGTGTTTTTTATAATATAAATCATTACCTTTTCTCTCAAAATCCTTATGTCTTTCAATTTTGATACCAATAATTAAATCACCAGGTTTAATATTATTATTTTTTGGCTGTTCTCCTAATTCCGGAAATGCAGTTTTATAATTTTCATCTACACCTTTGGGAATAATTAGTGTAGCTCTCTTTTCTTTATTATAAAATCCTTTACCATTACATATTTTGCATCCCATTTTGCCTTTAATTATATTACCACTCCCTTCACATTTTATACATTTTGTTTGAAAAACAGTTTGCATTATACCCATATTTTGTATTCTATGAATACTACCTTTACCATCACATTCAGGACATAAAATATTACATTCCATACAATATTTTTGTATAGTTATATTTAATTCTTTTTTAACACCATTATAAACATCGTCCAGAGTTAAACTAAATGTTTTTTGTATTGAATCTGCTTTTGTAGGTCTTCTTGGTTCTCCACCTCTACCAAATCCTCCAAAATTACCAAAGAATTCATCTTCAAAACCACCTTTTCTATGGTTTTTAAATATGGCTTCAAAAATATCATGAGGATTTCTCATATGTCCACTATTTCCACTATTATTATAATTTTCATCACCATACATATCATATTTTTGTTTTTCTTCTTTGTTACTTAATACATTGTATGCATTTGATATTTCCTTGAATTTTTGTTCAGCTTCTGAATTATCTTTATTTTTATCAGGATGATATTTCATAGCTAATTTATGATAAGCCTTTTTAATATCGCTTTCAGATGAATTTTTATCTATACCAAGAGTATCGTAAAGTTTAAAATTTCCCATTTATAATTTCTATTATATATATCTTTTATATATTATATTTTATATTTTGAGTACATAATTCTCTAAATATCTTTAAAATCTATAAAGTTTATAAAAATCATAGAAAAATAAAATTATGTACTCTTTTTTTAATTAAGAATTAAATATATATATTATTATAGAAATTCATATGATTTCTAGTGATATTAAACATAGAATAAGTGAAACTACAAGAATTAGACAGAAATATCCAGAACGCATTCCTATCATAGTAAAGAAATCAGCAGGATCTACTTTAAAGGATATTGATAAATGCAAATTTCTCGCTCATGTTGATATGACACTTAGTCAGTTTATAGTTATCATTAGAAAACGTATTAAAATTGGAGCAGATCAAGCTATATTTGTATTTATTGAAAACATTTTACCACCATTAACATCTACTATGGCATATTTATATGAACATATGAGGAACGAAGATGGATTTTTATATATATATTATAATGGCGAATCAACATTTGGAATATAAATAGAAAGATAAAATTAAAAATTGATAAAGTACTATAAATAAATTATTACCAATAAATAAGCTATTACAATCTTTTCAAAATAACTTTTCCAAAATCATAGATACAAAACAAGCCATCAAAGCAATGTTTACGGTGACCAGGAGCAATAATGAAAAGTACGACATCTTTAAGGTAAAAAAAATCAAAAAAATAAACCGCAGGACATTCGGTAATATTTCATTTGTTATAGAAGATGACAATTCATCCGACACAGATGAAGAATATGATACCAAATATGACCCATACGACTACGACACATTATTTGACCTAGACTAAGATATTAGCTCTTTGTATCCACCTACAAACTTAGCATCCTTAAATATCATAGGAAAATGTATGTATTTGATCTTTGTATATTTTTGTATTTTTTTATAAAACGCATCTCTATCACGTAATGTAGATATATAATCATCGCAATTAATTATTTTTTTATCAAACTTTATTTTATCACATGACATCTTACAATATTTGCAATTTGATATAGAATAAATAGTGTACCCTTTTTTTCTAGGAGGAATAAATCTTTTACTCATTTCTATCAATAATAAAAGTTAATAAAAATAAACTATTTTTTACTATTCCAATTACTAGCAGCTTTTTTGAAAGCTTGCTGATGTGTTAGCTTTGGATTTTCTTTTTTAACCTTTTGTAATTCAGTTTTCATAAATTTATTATACTCAGATAATTTACGAGACTTTTTAGATGCTGCTATTTTTTTACCACCATTTTGTGTTTCACATCCACATCCACAATTATTACCTCCCTTAGGCATTATTACTTTATATTATACTTATAAGCAATATTTTATTTATTTTTTGTATCAAAATTAATAAAAGAATTTAATAGATTTTTATGTTTCTTACTATTTATATGTCTGTAAATATGATAATTTCTGAAACATACATATGTTATTCCACACTCACATTCAACAATATTATTTATTTTTTTTAAATTATAATTTTCCTTAGCTTTTTCTTTATATTTAAATTGTATTATCTGTGTTTTTTTTCTACATAAATCACAATATAAATAATATATTTTTTCATTTTCATTTTTATATGAAAATTCTTCAAAATTCTTAACAGTATGACATTTAGTACATTCCATATATTAATTTTGCATGCTAAATATTATTTAAAAATGAGATATCAATTTTTATTTTTTTAAATAATAAAAGCAATTAGTATTAAAGATAGCATTCTATAAATAGATATAAAGTAAATTTTTATTTATATAATAAATGTTAAAGGAGTTTTTATTACTAACAATATTTTATGCTCTTGAATTATTTAAAGCACATAATAATATTGCAAGCTTAAAAAGATATAATTTATTAAATGATAAAGTATCTCTATTAAATTCTAGTATTACAAATATGTATAAATATATCAATGAATCTGAAATCAAAATAATATCTAAGTAATATGTTTATTATATAATAGAATAAAGGATGAATTACGAAATTATTGATGGTATTAAATATAAAAAATGCAAAGAATATCAAGAAAGACATCCAAAAACAATGAGATGTAGAAATAAACTTATTGCAAAACCTGGATATGATATTATAAAAAATAAATTATATAAAAAATGCAAAGAAAATCAAGAAAGACATCCAAAAACATTGCGTTGTAGAAAAGCAAATAAAATATGTTATAATAATATGCTAGAATATGATGGTATTAATAGTTGTTACATAGACTCTTTATTAGTTTCCCTTTTTTCGTCTGATAATGATATAGTATATGAATTATTTTTTAAAAGCGAATTAAATGATAAAAAGTTAGAAGATAGCGCTTTATTAGTTAAAAATGAATTATTAAATATTTATTTAAAAATTAGAAAGAAAAGTGATGGTGAAGATAATTATAAATGTAGTAATTTAAGAAAATTATTACAAGATTTTAAAAAGAAATATAACAAGGTATATCCAAATAATACTATTGATCAAAATAATTGGCAACGTTCACAATCTGAACCTGTTCAAACATTTGAATTTTTAAATATAATATTAAATTTTAAAGATACAACTATTATGCAATTAAATAATTGGGGTACTAATAATAGACCTACTAAAAATATATTAAAAACAACTCCTATTACTACGCGTAAACAAAATAACTCAATAATTTATAGATTACCTTGTGAAAAAGGTAAAAAAAACCTAAATATATCTGATAAATTACCAAGTACAATAAATATTACTAAATTTGATAAAGATAATATGTGGAAACCCACAAGTAATACTATATATAAATATAAGGTTGAAGAGGTTGAATTAATATCTGCTAAATTGTTATTTGTTCATATAGATAGATTAGTATATGATAGAAGTGTGGGTGGTATAATAAAATTAGAAACAAATGTAAAACCTGCTAGAAAAATCACATTAAAAAATAATAGTGTCAAATATTTACATTCTATTATTATTCATAATGGTGGAATAAATACGGGACACTATACTTGTTTATTTAAATGTAAAAATAATAATAACAAATGGTTCTTATACGATGATTTAAAAAAAGAATTAAAATATGTGGGGACTTTTACAGAAGTTGTAAAAAACAAAAAATATATGACATGTTGTACAGATTTAATATATATATAAATATAATATGCGAATAATATCATAATGAAAGTATTATTTTACGGAAGTCGTGGGTGGATTGGTAAGCAATTTGTTGAATATTTAAATGATAATAATGTAAATTATATTGAAGCAAATGCAAGAGCAGACGATGAAAATGCAGTTGAAAATGAAGTAATTAGATATAGTCCTACGAATATAATATCATTTATAGGCAGAACATATGGTGGAAAGTATAATACTATTGATTATTTAGAACAACCGGGAAAATTAGTAGATAATATAAGAGATAATCTTTATGCTCCAATCGTACTTTCTATTATAGCAAAAAAATACAATATTCATTTTACCTATTTGGGAACTGGATGTATATTTAATGCTGATAATCCAAATAAATCATATGTAGATGATGATGCTAAACCAGATTTTTTTGGGTCTTCTTACTCAATTGTTAAAGGATATACTGATAGATTACAGCATATGTATAGTGATAACACACTAAATCTAAGAATTAGAATGCCAATTGTTAATTATTATCATGATAGAAATTTTATAACTAAAATACTAAAATATGATAAAATATGCTCTGTGCCTAATTCAATGACGGTGCTTAGTGATATGTACCCTGTAATTTTGGATATGATGAATAAAAAAACTACTGGGACATTTAATATGGTTAATAAAGGTATTATTTCCCATGATGAAATCTTAGAAATGTATAAAAAACATATAGATAATGATTTTACATGGAAGAATTTTAGTATTGAAGAACAAAATCTAATATTACTATCTATGAGATCAAATATTCAATTGTCAAACGATAAACTTTATAACTTATATCCTAATATTCCTGATATTAAAACATCAGTAGAAAATTGTATTAAAACATATCATAATAAATCATAAATTTTCAAATTTATTAATATAATCTTCTAGTGTGCCATCATTAATGATTTCTTTATTACATGGAATATATAGATTTTCTACTTCTGATAAATGCTGTTCGAAATTTTGCTCACCTATACCATTTGTAATTGAAGGTCTAATAACTTTAATAATATCTATATCTAGATGTTTTATTTTTTCGTATTCGTGAATAAATCTAAGATCACTTATTACATATGTTTTATTATCTTCTATTTTTGATAAAAGAATATTTGCGAAATAATCCCTGCCAATATTTGGAATCAATTCTTGAATTTTATGCTGTAATACTTCTGTGCCAATAAATTGTAATGCTTTTCTAGGACTAATACCCCATCTTTCGTCAATAGTATCTTTTTCATCATTATTACCATCTATTAAACCTACTTGCTCGTCACTGAAATTAAATAGTTGTTTTACTAATTCTTTTAAAGGTTCTGCAAAAGATAATTTTGTATATCCATATTTATTAACTATATGATTTGCTAAAACATCTTTACCACTACGTTTAGTACCACAAATAGCTATAATTCTCTTCATTATATTTATTATATTTATAAATAATATCAATTTTTAAATATAAAAAATATATAACACACAATCACAATATATATTAATTAGTTACATGGATAGTATCTACTCGCTGGCTTCCTCCTGTATCTCATCGGGACTAGTCTTTTTTTCTTTTTTAACGATTGCCTTCCTACCTGGCTTCTTTTTGGGTGCTTCTACAACTTCCACAATTTCCTTTTCCTCCTCATTTTCCTCCTTTTTATCTGAAACCTTCTTTTCTTCATTAGAAGGGGCTTTTGCGTTTTCAGTCTTCTGACCCTGCCAGAGCTTGGCAATTTCTGCAAAGATTTCAGTTTTATCCATCTCAGGATTAGCCTCCTTAATCTCAGCATACTTCTCCTTTACGAAGACGTTGTATGCCGAAGGAGCACGCTTCTCCTTAGGATTACCATCTTTATCAACACCCTTTTTGCGCTTGGGCTTTTCAGCCTTTACAGCCTTAGCTTCCTTTGCTTTTTCCTTGTAGTCCTTCCAGAACTGCTTGCAATACTCATCAATATCCTTTTTGGTGTTAAGAGCCTCTGGCATGTTCTCGACGAGAACCTTGAAAGCAGCGTTGGCAGTGGTCATAGTTGAGATTGAGTTGATTGGATAAACTTCTCTGGATTTAGTTTCTTGTATCGATTTGCCTTACACAGATAACTATTATCTGCTAAGACACACTGGTTATGTGGTAATAATTTCTGTTATAGTTCATATATCAATTTTTATATTTTTCTGGACAAATTTATTCCATGTTAAGTAATAATTATTAATAAAAAGATATTGAAAATAAAAAATTGATATTTAAGAATTAAGTTTATTGTTTATAATAACAATTCAATGTTTGAGTCTAACAATTGCTGGGATATTCTTGATACTTATTTTCAAAAAGGAGGTTCGCCCGAATCATCTAATCCATTGGTAAAACATCAAATAGACAGCTATAATAAGTTTATAGATAACACATTAGGTCAAATTATTGCAGGATTTAATCCTATAAAAATTAAGGTTGCAAATCCTAAAAATGATTTGGGTTCAGATAATACTTATTGCATTTCTATAAATATTTTGCAACCAAGTGTTACAAAACCTAGCTATCAGTTACCAGATGGAACTCAAAATATTATGACACCTTATATTGCAAGAATGAATAATATGTCGTATTCTAGTAGTGTTTATGTAAATGTTCATATTATTACAGAAGTTACAAATAAAAATGGTATGACTGAAAAGTTTGATAAAACTGTAAATAATATTTATATTGGAAAAATTCCAATTATGGTTAAATCAAAACTTTGTGTTTCAAATCAGATACCGGGAATTTGTGAGGAAAAAAATAATGAATGTATTTACGATTTTGGTGGTTATTTTATTATTAATGGAAATGAAAAAGTTCTTATTTCACAAGATAGAATTAATGAAAATAAGACACTTGTATTTCAACCTAATAATAATAGCGAAGGATTATATGCAGAAATTAGATCTATATGCGATTCGTCTTATTTGCCACCTAAAACAACTTGTCTTAATATGAGTGGTAAACTAAACCATATGGGTCGTATTATTAGAATCAATACATCATTCTTACGTTCAGAAGTTCCTGTATTTGTAATATTTCGCGCCCTAGGTATTACAAGTGATAAAGAGATTATTAATCATATTGTTTATGACATGAATCAAGAGAAAAATGAAAGAATTATATCTGAACTTATGGCTTGTTGTGAAGATGCATGTGATATTACTACACAAGAACAAGCAGAAAATGTTCTTATTAAGATTATGATTGGTGCAAATAAAAATAATGAACATGAAGAAAATAGAGAATTATTGCGTAATAATCTTATTAATGATTTTCTACCTCATGTAGGTAAAAGTTATAGACGCAAAGCACTTTATGTTGGTTATATTATTCGCAAAATGATTCGCATTTATCTTGGTTATGATACATATGACAATCGTGATTCATATATTAATAAACGCGTTGATACACCAGGTATCCTAATGTCAAATTTGTTCAGACAATGCTATGGTAAAATGACAAAGGAACTTAAATCTGCGATTGAAAAGGAGTTAGGTCTTTGGAGAGGTAATAGTAATACGCCTATATCTAATATTATTTCAGATATTAGTATTACTAGATTCTTTAAACAATCATTGCTTGAATCGTGGATTAAATATTCATTGTCAACTGGAAATTGGGGAATTAAAAGTATGGGAACTTTTCAAAATATTAAACAAGGTGTTTCACAAGTTTTAAATAGAATGTCTTATGCAAGTACATTATCGCATTTGCGTAGAATTAATACAGCTATGGAAAAGAACGGCAAATTGGTTCAACCACGTAAATTAGATAATTCCCAAATTGGAATGATATGTCCAGCGGAGACACCAGAAGGTAGTTCAGTTGGACTAGTTAAAAATATGGCTCTTAGTACAAATATTTCAATATCTATGAATAGTACACATATTAGGAAAATTCTAATTGAGCTTGGAATTAATACGTATGATGACAGTTTTAGTTATGATTATAATAAATCATCAATGGATTTTCTAAAAAATATGGGCAATGAAAATAATGTTTATGTTATGATAAATGGTGATATTATTGGATATCATTGTAATCCAAATGAACTTTATTGCAAATTAAAACATTATAAGAGAAGTGGTATTATTCATCCAATGACATCCATAGTTTGGAATATTCAACGTTCAAATATTATAATTAGTACCGAAGCAGGACGTATGTATAGACCACTATACATAGTAGATTATGATAAAAAAACTAATAAAAGTGTTCTTAGAATTGAACGTATTCTAAAAAGAAAAAATATTAGTTTTAAAGAATATATTAAAGACAAGCATTTTGATTATTTCATAGTACCAAATGAAATAGTAACAAACCACGATGATCCAGAAAGCTATTTGGATGAAGAAGGTTTTATTGAATATATGGATTGTGATGAAATTAATAATGCCATGATTGCTACATTTCCAACTGATCTTGATGAAGGAATTAAAGGTACCGCATTACCACCATGTTATACACATTGTGAAATTCATCCAAGTTTAATTAATGGTATTTTAGGTGTAAATATTCCATTTAGTGACCATAATCAATCTCCAAGAAATTGTTATCAATGTGCAATGGGTAAACAAGCACTTGGCATTTATACAAGCAATTTCAATAAAAGAATTGATACTATGGGTAATATCTTGAATTATCCTCAAAAATCCCTTGTATGTACTAAGCTTTCAAAATATACTATGGCTCATAAATTACCATCTGGTGTTAATGCGATAGTAGCAATTATGACACATACAGGATTTAATCAAGAAGACAGCATTATGATAAATCAATCAGCATTAGATAGAGGGCTATTTACAAGCACATATTATAAAGCAGTGAGAGACGTTTGTAATAAAAATCATAGTACAGGTGAAGAAGAAATCTTTACAAATCCTGAAAATAAATCTGTACAAAAACCATATTCATATAACAAATTGGATAATGATGGATTTGTACCAAAGAATACTTATGTTAATGGTAATGATGTAATAGTTGGTAAAGTTATGCCAAAAAAAATAAATGGTGAAATTAATTATCACGATAACAGTCTTGTTATGAAAGCCAATGATGATGGTTATGTCGATATGAATTACAATGGTATTAATAGTGAAGGATATAAGTTTTGTAAAGTTAGAATTCGCAAAAACAGAAAGCCAGAAATTGGAGATAAATGCGCCAGTTGTAGTGCACAAAAAGGAACTATTGGTATGACATATAAACATCAAGATATGCCATTTACAAAAGATGGTATTGTACCTGATATTATCATGAATCCTCATGCTATTCCATCGCGTATGACTATTGCGCAATTAATGGAATGTATTATGGGTAAAGCAGGCTGTCATATTGGTGCTTATGGCGATTCAACACCATATAATGATTGTTCTGTTGAAGATATTGCAAAAGTACTAGAAGAGTCCGGTATGGAAAGATATGGTAATGAAATTCTATATAATGGACGTACAGGAGAACAAATTAAAACCGAGATATTTATTGGACCTACATATTATCAGAGATTAAAACATATGGTTACAGACAAAATTCATTCACGTGGTTCAAATGGACCAATTGTTATGCTTACAAGACAACCGAGTGAAGGTCGTGCACGTTCTGGTGGGTTGCGTTTAGGTGAAATGGAGCGCGATTGCTTTATTGCGCATGGTACGGCCAATTTCCTTGCAGAGAGAATGCTGCACGTTTCTGATAATTATAGAATATTTGTTTGTAAATATTGTGGAATGCATGCAAATGTTAATACAGATAAAAATATTTATAGCTGTAAAAATTGTAAAAATAATACAGATATAGCACAAGTACGTATGCCATATGCATTTAAGCTACTTAATCAAGAGCTGTATACTATGAATATTATGATGAGATATATTTGCAATTAATTAAATAGTTTGTTTATCTTAGCTATATTTTTATCAGATAAATTGTTTAAATTTTTTATTAATGTAGCAAAAAACATATCATCCTTATATTTTATATTATATAATTCTGCATGTTTTTTATTAGTAATATTTAATAAATCAAAATAATCTTTGTTTTTTAATAATATATTATCACTTTTCTCATTATAATAAGGCAAATTGCAATTATTAACAAATATATTTTCAATATTTTTTGTTTTAATAATTTTTTCACCATATAAATTTGTTAAATTTTGATATACATCTCTATATATTATATTTTCATATTTTGGGCATTTTATTTGCCTATTTTTATAAGTAGTTGTATTATTTTCTATATCATCAATAAAAACAATTTTATTATTGATATCATCTTTTAATTTATATTTATTTTTTATATGGTCTACTATTATTTTAATAGATTTACCTTTAAATGGAATAGTATCTTCTCTTGTAAAATATGGTTTATTAAATTTAATATTTGCTACTTTTTCTATTGATTCAACTAAACCATTATGAACCCATTCATATGATGATGCTGTATATACATAAAATTCGCATTTTTTATATTTTTTTTTACAAAAATTTATAAAATCAATAAATCCAGGTCGCAATAATCCGTTTCTCATATCATCAGTAAAATCTAGCTTCATAGGTTTAATATTATCATTTGTATCTATTATATTTTTATTTATATTATATTCATTTAAAATATAATATACTTTTCCAATTATTGCATTATCTATATCAAAAATAAATATATATGGACATTTCATTATTATTTATCTATTCAAATAATATAAAATAATATCAAATGAAATATTTATTTATATTTTTTTATATTTATAATGCATGCAGTTTTCACATTATTAATAATCTTGCATTGAAACCTATTCAAAAACTAAATGTTACTATTATTGGTGCTAGTATATCTGGATTATCAACAGGTATAGCTTTAAGTAAAAATGGTTTTAATGTTAATATTTATGATAAGGCTCATAAAATTAGACCATCAGGTTCAGCAATAGGGTTTTTTAATAATGGTAGAGAATCTTTAAAAAAAATATCTAGTAGCGCGTTAAAAGATATAAATCAAAATACATTACATAAAACGCGAAATATAATATATGATATTAATAATAATCTTATTAAAATTGAAAATAATGAGTTTGATTTAACATCTTATTTGTGTATTCAAAAAGCATTATTAAAACAAATACCGAGTAATATGATTCATCTTAATCATACATTTACAAATTATAGTATTGACAGTAATACGCAAAATATTAATGTGGTATTTAAAGATAAAAATATTAATACAGATATTTTAATTGGCGCAGATGGTATAAAATCACGTGTTAGAGATTGTTTATTTGGAATTAAAAATATATATTACTACGATAAAAGTATTTTTCGTGGAATTGTAAAAAAAGAAAATGTAGCAAATAAAGATTTACTTCTTAGACTTGAAACTGATAGCATTTCTTGGATTGAAGAAAAAGCTGGCAATTTATTTACATGGAGAGAAATAGGTGGTAAATATATGTCATTTACAGGTACAAAGATGCATAATAATAATAGAATTAAAAAATATTCAAAAAAAGCTGAAATTAAAAGAATATTTTATGATTATCCATTGATTGTAAATGATATTATTAGTGAAGTTGATGACAATGCTATACATATATCTGGTATAAATGATATTAATATGTGTGATACATGGCACAAAAATAATGTTATGTTGATTGGCGATGCTGCACATGCGATGACACCTGGATTAGGTATGGGTGCAAATGTAGCATTTGAAGATGTAGCTGAACTAATGCATTATTTGAAACCTGATAAATCATCAATAACTGAAAATATTAATAAATGGGAAACATCTCGTAAAGAAAGAGTGAAAGAAATACATTCTGTATCTCGTGAAAAAACAATAGATAATAATAAAAATAGAAATATAAACAATAAACATTATAGAAAATTTCTAGATAATGTTGTTAAGTATAGACCCCCATAACCATTAAAATGGTAGTATTTAAAGATATATCAAGTTATATATAATAATAAAAAAAATAATTAGTATTTTTAAGAACTTTGTTAATGAAATTGGTTCTAATAATCAACTGATGCTAGGGGAGATGGAATGTAAAAAAATGTAATAATACTATGACAAATATTAATTCTGTTTATCAAAATAGAGATCAATGTGGTGATATTATTTGCAAAACTCCCGTTAAAGCTAGCGAATATAATAATCAATATTTATTTTTATAATAATTATTCCATATGATATATTGTTTTATGGTATTTATTTTATTATTAATATCTGAAAAAAATATATTCCAATAACATATTATTAAAATTATATTAGAAAATAATTATATTAATATAGTGGGATATGGATAAATATATTAATACATTACCTGATGATATAATTGATAAAATTTATTCAAAAATATATTATCCACAAAATTCTGATTTATTATCTGAAATAAAATTAGTTTATTTTATTAATAATAAATTAGTAAAATATTATGGAATATATAACGTTTGTTGTTGTGCGATAACACATGATGAATATTATATGAATATTGAATTTATATCTTTGCAGTATATTGAAAAATTACATGACAAAATAAATAGTTTAACATATACCGAAGTTAAAAATACACTAAATCGTATAATTGCAAAAATGTCTCTTGAAAAAAAATACTCATTTATATTTTACATGACAGATAGAACAATAAAGCAAGATATTCAATATAAAAATAACTATATTAAATATATCATAAATAATATTATTAATAATAATCTAAATAGGTAAATTATTATATTTGTATATATCAAAATGTTCTTGTATAATATGTATTATATAAAATAATATATGAAAATTAATTAAAAATGGCCAATTATTGTAAAATAGTAAATTATAATTCATAGTATATAAAGCTATACATTGAGATAATATCATTGGATGAGGAATATATCCATAAGGAAATTTTGAAATATAAAATTTTTTTTTATTTATGTATCCTAATTCAATACCAAAATAACATCCATCTATGCCAAGTAAATAAGCTGAGTAACCTGATAAAATATTACCAGATATAATTATAATTATACTTAATAAATTATTATAAACACATGATAAAGATGTAAAAGTTGATATATATAATGAATATAATTGTATCATAGATAAATATTTATAAAATATAACATCTCTTTTAAATTTGTTATAATTAATTATTCCACGATAATAATAAACAAGTATATATTGAATATAATGTATAAAAGATGTACCAATTAAAAATATTTTATAGTCTGTAAAATAACTTATGATAAATAAGGTTAATATATAATAAATATTACTATATTCTTTTTTTATTATTTTGCATTCTCTAAAATCCCAGAGATGTACAATATGTCCTTTTGATACTAGATAATCAGTTATATAAACAAATATGAGGGGTAATATACCAAAAAATTTATATAAAATAGTATTATTATAAATTATTTTTGATTTTATAGAACTCGTTATTATAAGCGGTAATAAATAATAAGTATGTTCTGTAAATTGTTTTATAATATTAGGTGAAATATATTCAGTATTAATATAACTACTTTGATATGTAGATTCATTTGTTAAATAATGTGATAAGTCTTGTGCTAAATATCCTATAATAAATACCAATATATTATACAATAGTTTCATTTTTATTTTATTAGATATAACAACTATGGTCGAAATTGCATAAGAAGTAAGACAAAGAACGTTAAATGGTATATCATTATATGCAAGAGATATGTAATAAATTAATCCTAACGTTTTAACAAATAATGTATTATTTGATATTTTGTTTATAATCGATATTATTTCCAATATTGATAATGGTGTAGTAATTAGATGTATAAGTATATTTATATTATTTTTATGATATAAGTTAAACTTATTTGATAAGTTGTTGTAGTAATTAATATTTGCATCTGTCATTTGTTTAATTATATAAAAAATAATTGTTTATATAATTAAATAATGTATACTAACTTACATTATATGTTCGGTGGTAATAATAGCTATATTGATTATTATATAGGTAATAATTATGTTTTAAAGCAAGAAATAGAATTATTAAAAAAAGAATTAAAAAATGAAAAAGAAAAAAATAAAGATTTAAAATCTATCAATAAGATAATTCAGGATTATATTATAAAATTAGAAAATAAAATTGAATTGTTAAATAATGATTTAAATGAATTAAATTTCAAATACAATATGTTAAAAGAAAACAACGATATTATTGAAGACTTTGAAAAGATATAAGAATTTAATTTATTATTGTAAATAAATGTATAAAGACTTAATGAAATTTTATAACTTTCGTATGTTATCTCTTTTATATATTCTAGATAATACAAAACACCTTGAAAAATATAAGTGTAAAAAAGAAGATATACTAAAAATTGGTGGTGGAACTCATTATAGTATTAATGATAATGTAAATACTATTGATACTTGGGCTTTACCAAATAATATAAATGGTATTTCTCCTAATATTCCTATTTATTCGGGTGATACACCTTTTGGTGTAAATAAAAAACGTTATGATGTTAGAGGTTACTAAGTATATTATTTAAGAATATAATTATATATACAAATATAAAAATGACAGATTTTATTAAAGAGTATCATTCTTTAAAAGATAAAAAGGATGATTTATATTTTATGAATAAAGCAATTGAAAATGCAAATAATAGTGATGGTGGTCCATTTGGAGCTGTAATAACTAAGGATAAAAATATTATTTCAAATGGTAATAATAAAGTAACTATTGATAATGATCCATCAGCACACGCAGAAATTGTTGCTATCAGAAATGCATGTAAGGAATTAAACACTTTTAACTTAGAAGGGTGTTCTATTTATACTAGTTGTGAACCATGTCCTATGTGTTTAGCTGCATGTTATTGGGCAAGGTTAGATAAGATATATTATAGTAATACAAGAGTTGATGCAGCAAATATAGGTTTTAGTGATGATTTTATTTACAAAGAATTAGAAAAGTCTAATGATGCCAAATGTCTACCAATAATAAAAGTAGATAATAAAGAGGCTATTAAGACATTTGAGAGATGGGCTGAAAATACAAATAAAGTCGAATACTAATATGTTTAGAAATAATTAAAAATTGATAAGCTCCTGTTTAAATTAGGATAACATGACTGATAAAGTTAATGTAAATGATTGGATCATCCGTATCCAGGATGGCAAACACTTCTTTCAACAAGGACATAATGGCATATGGGCCATAAGAAATATACCAAGATATGAAAACATCCTAAAAAAATTCAAGAAGGGAGATAATATCTGGTTTATGCAAAACAAAAAATCGACCGGTGTATCTGGTAAATTGACAGCTTATGGAAAATACGATAGTCATTTTGTTAGGGAGGGAAATATCGAAAAAGAAAACAAAAAAAGAGGATGGGATAAACATACCCCAATATTTGGAGGAACATGGGGTATTGAAATAATATTTACGGATTTCAAGGATTTGAGAAAATCCAACAAGCTTTATAACTAATATATCATCACCTAACCCGGATGCTATAATGCCAAAATGTATTTACGAAAAACGTGTTGACTTTCACGTTTTCAAAGCCGTTCTTAATAATATGTAAAGAATTGATAAAAAATTGATTTGTATATTATTTATTTTTTAACATTATAATATGGCAAGTGTAAGCTATATAGAGTGTTTTAATACTATGCCCGATGATATCAAGGATTTGATATATAGTAAAATTATATATCCTCAATCAAAGGAATTATTACAAGAAATAAGAGATCATAGAATATATACTATTGTACTTAAAAAATTAGGGTATGAAAAATTAAAACCTACCTTAGATAATGTATCCAATGTGCTCTCAAATTCGCCACCTATATACTCTATATATATTATGAATATTATAGGAAAAATGCGAATAGAAGCAATAAATATTGAATAAAATATTATAAATATATATATTTATATAAGGTCTTTTACATTATAATATATATAATGAAAAAAGTAGGAATTCACTTACATTCGGGTCTCGGTAATCAGATGTTTATGTTATTTAACATGTTATCATATTATATAGATAATTGTGATGATTATATAATATATTATAATACAACTGAATTTAAAACAGAGAGATATTACTGGGATACAATGTTTAGCAAATTAAAAGATAAAATTAGTGATACTTGTGATATTCAAAATAAATATGACGAAAATGTATTTCATTATAATAAAATACCAAAATACGATAGTGATGTTGTATTGCAAGGTTTTTTTCAAAGTGATAAATATTTTAAACATAATATAAATAAAATTAAAAGTATGCTTGATATTGATACTAAGATTGCAAATATTAAAGAAGAATTTCCAGAATATTTTAATAGAAAAACTATTGCTATTCATTTTCGTATTGGAAATTATTATTATTTGCAAAATCTACATCCAATCAAACCAGTACAATATTATTTGAATGCATTAAAAGAGCTTGTGAATAGAGATATTATACTTAAAGATTATAATATACTAATATTTTGTCAAAAAGTTGATAATAATATTGTTAATGAATATATTAAAATCATCAATAATCATTATCCTAATATGCATTATAAAAAAGTAGCAGATAATATACCTGATTGGAAACAAATGTTACTAATGTCATCATGTGACAATTTTATAATTGCTAATAGTACATTTTCATGGATGGGGGCATATCTAGCAAATAAAAATTATGTTGTTTCACCGGAAGTATGGTTTGGACCATATTATAAAAATCATAAATTACATGATTTGCGACCTGAAAATTGGATATTAGCTAAGGATACTATTTAAGAACATAACTTATAAATATGAGAAATTTCTTTTTCATAATATGTTGATGGTGTTTCAAGAATAATGATAGTTTTATTATTTTTTAAACTTTTGATAAAATCATTCATTTTATCATTTGGTATTATACCATCGAGCAAAGTAGCATGTCTATCTTTTTTAGCACCTTTATTAACAAGACTATTATTAAGGTGTATTAATGTAATATTTTTAGCATTATTTTTGCTAAATAATATTTCATAAGCTTCATCTAGGTCATATCCAAGTGCCCATGTATGAGCAGTATCTAAACAAATACCTAAATATTTTTGTTCTTCTTTTGTAAAACTATTATAAAACTTAATAAATTCTTTTAAATCTGTAAGTAATTCCGTTCCTTGACCCGCGGGTGTTTCTAGAATTAATTTTGTAATTAAATTTTTTTTTGCAATATCATTTAAAACATATTTAATAGCTGTTCTCATATTATTAAGACCATCGTTATAAGAAAGGTTAACATGTTTACCAACATGAAGAACAACACCAATTGAACCAATTAAATCTGATATTTCCAATTGATTTATTATTGTTTTTATCCAATAACATTCATCAATAGACAACGTACGCTTACCATTTTTAAATTCCGAAGCTACATTAATAACATAAGGTGAATGTATAACTAATTTAAAGTCATTTTCTTTTAGATATTCTTTAATTTCACGAGAAACACTATTATATTTTGCGATATCTGTTAAAGCCGTACTTCGTGGACTTGATATAAATATTTGTAATGCATTCCCACCAGCTTTCTTAATATTTTCCATAGTTTTTATGATAGTTTTATCACGATTAATATGTGCTCCCACGTATTGCATAGTATGATTTAACTAATATAAATATATTAAATCAATTTTTACTTAATTAGAATATCTTTTAAATATATGGCAATATAGAAATTAAATATAATATATAAGTATCGATCTGATGAAAAAAAAGTATGGTATCAATACATATATTGTTACAGAAGAGACAAGTAACAAAGTAAAGAGTATATAATTTATATAATTCTAATATTATATTAGATATTTCTACTATGAATTGTATTGGTGATGTATATTGTTATAATTCTAAAAGTAAAAAAGGAACTGATATATTAGTTAATATTATATATTATATTATTGTATTTTTACCTTTGATAATTGGCATGTCCATTGGTGCTATTTATGGTAAAAAGTGGCAAGAAGATAAATATAAAAATCTAAAAAAACCAAATTACTATCCACCTAGTTATTTATTTGGAATAGTTTGGCCAATATTATATTTACTCATTGGTTTAATATATAGTTATGCATTATATAATGTTGATTGTCGTCCTTATGGAATTTCTAAGTGTGGAAAAAAAATATACTTTAAAAATATTAAATATTGGATAATACCTATTATCGCTATTATATTTAATTTTTTATATATACCAGTTTTTTTCGGTGAAAATGGATTATATAATGGATTTATAATAGTAATATTAAGTTTAGTATTTGCCATATTCACATTAATTCAATTTATATTACAATCTAATTATTATAGTAATGTTCATATTTTAGCAATGATTGCATTGGTCCCTTATATTATATGGTTGAGTTATGCAAGTTATTTATCATATTATATATATATATTAAATGACGAAAAAAAATTATAATTACCCTGTTATAATTTTTACAAATGGTTTGATTGCAAGTACAATATTTACACTAATTTTTTATACAAAACGTATAAAAAAAATATATTATGATCCTCATATATGGATACCATGGAAAAATAAAAATCCTTGGAAAAACAAGATTTCACAATGGTGGTATAATAAAACACCTTGGATAAACGTAAACCCATGGCAAAATAAAAATCCCTGGGTAAATAAAAATCCTTGGCAAAATAAATAATGAGTTTTGTTGAATTAAATGACGATGTTAATAATATTATATACGAATATATACTAAATGATATAGAAACTAATATATATTTTCTTGAATATATTTTAACTAATATAAAAATAAAAAATACTAATACAAGTATATTTAATAATTATAAGTTATTTCAAGCCAAACCACGAATGTTTACTAGCAATAGAATGTTTACACTATTCTAAATAAGTTTTAAACCAACTTCGTTTATATATTCTTTTACCATATTCATATCTATATCTGCTATATCTAGTATTTTCTTTCCATATGTTTGTGGTACTTTTGGAAATAATCTTGGTTTATGAGGCCAATGCGATGTCATTCTTAAATCAGCAAATATTCTTTTTCTTTTTTTTAAATCTTTGCTTATTGCAAGTATTCTAGGTGTCATACAAATATATACTACACATCGATAATTATAATTGTCACTTGCTGTTTTTTGAACTGGATTACCATAATGCAAAGTTCTGCTATCCCAAAATACTCCATATCCACGAGGACATTTTATAGCTACTTCACGACAACCCTTACTAATATAGAAATCATAATGTTCTTTATTCTGCAATTTAAACCAATCTTTTTTATCTGTAATGTTAAATTCTTTTTGAAAATCACCATGATATTTATTGCTATTTTCCAATATAACTAGCGTTGCGTCACCTTCATTTGTATCATATGCATTTACCCAACATTGAATACATTCAAAGCCATTTCTCGTATAGCTTTGATCAACATGAAACCATGATTTTGATTCACGCGTAGGTTTATCTAATATGTAAATACTAGCACCATCAAAACTCGTAATCAAATCATCAGTATCCCATATTTTTTTAAATGCTTCAACAACTTTTGGATTTTGTCGCACATTCCATGTTAGTTTAGAATGCCCTATTTTCCAATGTTGTAGTAACATCTTATGATTTGGAAATAATTCACATATTTGCTTATATGTTCTTTTATCATTTCTATTAATAGGAGTAGCAAAATTTTTTGTTAAGTGTTCCAGCAAATCCCATTTATTTTTAATCATTTCATCACACTCACATCTATCTAATAAAGGTGAAATTGCAACACCATATTTTTCAATTGTTTTCTTAATGTTCTCAGTATCACAGAGATATTTCTCGAACTCGTATGCAAACGACATGTTATTCAGTATTATAAGTAATAAAAATCAATTTTTACAAAAAATTACTAATTTATTACATTAATATCGCCATAGTATAACCCTTAGGATTAAATTTTTCTAAAAATAACATTTACACACCTTTGCACATTTGAAACGCCGAATGTGTAAATATGTAAATTATAAATAATTTTTTTATGTTTTTCTTTTCTATTATAATTTCCTAAGGTGTAAAATGTAAAAAGGTATAAACTAAATTTGCTAAATAATGGCAAAAAAACATAAATTAAATATTATTAATTATCTTTAATATTGTTCCAAACCCTTCTGCTATGTTAAGTTCATTATTATCACTCATCATTCTTATATCAAAATGAATCCATTTATTTCTATAATTTTTATCTATGAAATTCATAAGAAATAAACTTGCCATAAAACCATCACCTTTATTACATTTATATCCGCTATTTTTGACATCTGCAATATTAGATTTAATATATTCCATATATTCTACCCATGGTGGTATTCTTATTATTTTTTCTCCTACATCTTTGCATTTACTGATAGCGATTCTAGATAATTTTTCATTTATTGTAAAGTAAGAGAAACTTGTATGACAATATACATCACTGGAAGGTGTCAATGTTGCTATATCAAATATATAGTCAGGTTTATAATTTTTAGATATATATGCCAATGTATCGGCTAATATTAATCTACCTTCTGCATCTACATTTACTATTTCTACTGTTTGTCCATTATATGCTTTAACAACATCTTTTGGTTTTGAAGAAGCATTTGAAACAATATTTTCAACCAATGGACATAAACATATAATTCTATTTTTATTATTTTGTTTTACTAAGTTATCAAAAATACCTATACTAATACAAGCACCTTCTTTATCCATATGCATATTATTCATATTTTTAACATTTTTAACAGAATATCCACCGGTATCAATGGTTACACCTTTACCAGCTAAACATATAGTTTTCTTATAATTTCTAGGTTTATAATCTAGTATTACCAACTTAGGCTTATTTGCCGAATATCCACCAATAGCATATATTAAATTTAATCCTAATCTTTTAATTGCTTTTTCGTTAATTACTTTAATGTTTACATTTTTACTCTTTTTAAAATACATTTTAACATATTTTGCGAAGTTTAATGGTGTAATTTTATTAGATGGCTCGTTAATTAAATCTCTTGTAATGTTAGCAGATTTAACTAAACTCAATAATTTAGCTTTATTAAGCTTATATTGTGGAGCATAGAATAATACATTACTTTTATTATTTTCTTTTTTATATTTATTAAATGAATATAAACCTTGAATAATTTTATAAACAAAAGCTTCTATTTTATATTTATTTAATTTTGCTAAATTAAATATTATATCATTTTTCATAGCTACATTATAAGATATTATTGTTTTAATGCTTTTTGATAATTTTATAATATCTAAATCTGATGTAATCTTGATACTATTATTTTCTCCATTTGATGAAATATTAATTATATTATTTTTATTTGGTAATTTATTAATAAAATTAATATTCATTATCCTATATTTAAACGCAGATATATTGTTTTATTTTAAAACTAGTTTAGAATTTTCAAATTTATATACTTTATCGGCTAATACAAGAGCAGATTTTCTATGTGCAATTATTATAATTGTTATGTTTTTATCTTTGATACAATCTCTAATTGTATTTTGCACTATTTCTTCACATTTAGGATCTAATGCCGATGTAGCTTCATCAAATATTATAATTTTTGGTTTACGTATTAGTGCTCTTGCAATTGATATACGTTGTTTTTGCCCACCAGATAAAGAACTTAATTCAGTACCCTCCATTTTGGTTTCATATTTATTTGGTAATTTCATAATAAAATCATGTGCATTTGCTTGCTTCGCCGCATATTCAATATCATCTCTTGTAGCATCATCATATCCATAAGCGATATTATTGGCAATAGTATCGCTAAATAATACACTATCCTGTGCAACATATCCTATTTTACTTTTTATCCATTTGTTATCATATAGATTAATATCTACATCATCTATTAGTATATTTCCTGATTCTGGTGATAATATACCTGTTATTGTCTTGACTAATGTACTTTTACCTGAACCAGATTCTCCAATAATTGCAATTTTTTCACCACTGTTTATTTTAAAATTAAAGTTTTCTAATATATAACTTTCCGATTTATCATATTTAAATTTAATATCCTTGAATTCAATACTTCCAGAAATATCATTTTCTGGTACATAATAACTCTTATTATTTTCATTTGTATCTAACATATTAATAATACGTTTATAAGGCTCTCGGCATTTTATAAATTCATTTTTAAAATGTATAATAGCTTTAACATTTTCATATAAACTCTGATTATGCAATATAAACGTTATTAATCCATTCATTGCATTTAAATAACGAGCTACTAATATAATTGCAATAGTAGTAAAAGTTGGTATATTACTAACAAATAGCAAATTAATACCATATAATAAGGAGTTTTTCTTGTCATACTTTTTAATTTTTTCTTGTAATCTATAAAATTTTTTATTGCAATTATCTTCATTTGCATAAGTTTTTATTAAGGATATGTGTGTAAGAGTTTCATGAGAATATGCATTAACTTCTTTATTTAAATCATCTATTCCTTCCATATAATATTTATCTAGTTTTTCATATACATTTGATATTAGCAAATTAATAGGAATTAATATACATGCTATACCTGTTAATTTCCATGATATTTTAGTTAATAACCATAATGTAGCAATCACATGTATTGTAGATCGTGATATTACATTAATATTTAATGAAATTAAATCTGATACTATCCGAACATCATTATTAATATATTCTAGTAATGTACTTACTGGTGTTATTTCATAATATTTACTATTTTGATTAATAAGTTTATTGTATATTATTTTTTTTAATCTTACATTCATACATTTCTGTGAATATGCAAAACATGTTCCTCTTAATGATGATGTAATAATGGCAAATATATTAGCATATAATAATTTTAATAATCTCTCATTAGAAAAATCTCCTTGCATCATTCTACTAGTATGTTCACTTGCATATACACTAAAATATGAACCAGTACAACCACATAATAGTCCAAATGCTGTAAACTTAATATCTTTATCACATAAATTTATATATCTTTTAACAATTGACATACTATAAATATATTTAATTCAAAAAAGCTTTAAATCATAATTTTAGTAAATTATTATATCAAAATATATGGCTACTTTATATATCAATATAATATGGGTTTTTATTTATAACATTACTAGGTTTAACTGTTACAAGCAAGTTATCAAAAGAAAATGGTATTAATATATTGTTTAATATATAATCAAAATATATTTGTTGATATGATTTTGATTTGGATTGGGGTGACGATGATGTTGCCGAATATTTACTATTTTGATTAATAAGTTTATTGTATATTAT